CGGTTTCATTAATATACAAATACTTATTAAACATACATGCGTCATCATTTTCGCAAAACGTTTGCTTATTTAAAAAATCGGAAATGGATTCTTGATTATCTTTCAATGCATTCTCTCCATTTAATGCGATGGTTTTCATGCCAATAACATCGTTGGTTTCCAAGAATACCGTTTGAGATGTTTGAGCCAAGAGAGACGCTTGATTATATTTTTGAAATATGTTCGCGATTTCATACTCTGGGTTAGGCACATCGTCCCCCCCAGTGGTTATTCGATTTTTTGAAATGTTATCTAACGATTCCACCATTTCTTCCTTTAACCCTTTGATTCGGCAAAGCATTTGAAACATCGCGTTTAAGTAACAATTGTTTTTATTGATATTTGAATCAAACCCTACCAAATCGCCTCCTGTTTGTTGTTGGACACTTGGCGAAGATGGTTCTCCCATTTTCTCCCTCGGAACCGCGGTGGTCGCTAAATCGATTTCAGTAAAGGTTTGTTGGGACTCAGATTGTCGTTGGATTGCTTCCGCAATTACTTCAGAGATTTTTTTATCGCCATTCACCTGACTGGTGATTTCATTTTGTGGTGACACGTCGTTAGCGACGGGGGTATTTTCAGGCGTAGAAATGGTTTCAGATTCAGGGATTATTTGCGGAGAGGCGTCTGCCAACTGTGTCACATCTTTGTTTTCTTGAACTTGGTTTGCGTTAAACGACGCTCTGTCAGCAATCATTTGCGCCGCGGGAATTCTTAAACTGTTCATTAAACTGCTTGAGATCTCACTGGATGTTTTGAACATCTCTATTATTTTGCTTGACATAATGGCGTTCGAACTTTGTAAATCGCCCAGAGAATACTTAAAGAACCAACTTATTAACAATGGGAATTGCAACAATATGAATGGTCTGTTAACGCATTGTTTTGTCGAATCGTTTTGAACAACCGCGTTGAAAAAGTCTACGTTGTAACCAAACGTATTCTTTTCTTTTGTTATCGGTGTTTTTTCATCGCTTTGCGAAATAACTTTCAAAAATTTTTGTTTCACGCTTTTTTTAAACTTACGTTTTTGACAATCCGCTTCCCCGGATGTGCCAGCGGTATCAATGTTGTAAGCGCATGGCGTGACAAATGTATGATCAGGAATAACGCCACCATTTTCAAGAAACGCGCGGACATCTTTTTTGTCATATAAGTCTCCTCCTATAAATGCGTATTTAACATCTATGTCAACGCCCGCTGTTAACCCTTCAAACCCAGTGTTGTCTTGATATTTCACATATATGATTTCCACTGTTTCTTCGCTGTCTTCGCCGTTTTTTACAACGAGGTTAATTGAATAATGGGATTGTGGTTGACCATCAATTGATTCAACGATTGAAACCGCAGTCCCTTGTTCTTGCTTTTTAAGGTATTGTATAAAACATTCAATTCGTTCCGCGTACGCGACCACCAATATAGATTCGCGTTTCACAGGCACGCCATTATCTATCAATTTTTCATCTCCAAACATCCCGTATGTGTTTATTATATATAATCAATATTTTATATTGGTTGGTGTGTCGCGACGAGCGCCCCGAAGAGGCGCGATATTTTCTTATTTTTATAATATTGCAAAGAATAATTACAATTATAACAACAATATTATAAAATGCCTATCAAACATCTAGTGATTTGTGGAGGAGGGCAAACGTTATTTCGCGTTTTAGGCGCGCTAAACTATTTAGAAAAAAAGGAATACTGGAGTCTAAAAGATATCCGGTCTATTTATGGTACCAGTTCTGGCGCCATTTTTGGCGCGATGCTATGTCTTAAGTACGATCACGCCACCTTAGAAAACTATTTGATAAACCGACCCTGGCACGAAGCGTTCCCTATTAAAATGAACCAACTATTAAATGCCTACACTAAAAAAGGAGTGTTTGATCACACAACAGTGGAAACCGCGTTCAAACCCCTCTTAAGTGCAAAAGATCTGCCTCTTACTGTTACTCTAAAAGAATTGTACGAGTACTCTAACATCGAGTTGCACCTTTATACGTTAGAAATCAATCAATTTATCATGGTCGATATGTCCTATAAAACACACCCTGATATTCCGCTAACGCGCGCCGTCGCGATGAGTAGCGCGGTCCCAGGTGCTTTTGCCCCATGGTGCGACGAAACAGGATGCTATGTCGATGGCGGTGTGCTAGATAACTACCCGCTACATTTTTGTATTCGCAATGGGTGCGACATCAATGAAATATTTGGAATCAAGTTCAATTACATCGATGAACCATTGGACCTTGGAGCGGGTACTAATAACGAATCATCTCATGCCATTTTAGGAAAAGATTCAAACATTTTTGATTTTTTAATCGGGTTTTTTAGCAAAGTCTTGCAAGAAATGTCGACCGAAAACAAGCAACCCCCTATCCCCAATGAATTGGTGTGCGATTCTACTTTCATGACATTTGACACGCTAAAGCGCGCGATTTGTTCTTTAGAGAACCGGTTAAAACTGTACGATAGTGGGGTAAAAGCGGCGACTGCATTCTGGGAATCAAAATGTGGCGAACTTTCTGAGACACCGTCGGACTTATAACGTGGTGACTTATGCGGTCGCGCGCTTATACAGTCGCGCGCTTATACAGTCGCGTGCTTATACGGTCGCGCGCTTATACGGTCGCGCGCTTATAACGTGGTGACTTATAACATTGTATTTAAAAATTCATCAATCGTGGATTTTGTCACTTTGGCATCATATTCAATCACCTGACCATCCTTAATCAACTTGATTGTCGGGTACCCTTCCACTTTGTACTTATCAATCATCTTTTCTGATTCCGCTGTCTCGCTAGTGCAATCAATCTCCTTAAATTTGACTGCGTATCCATTAATCGTTTTTCCGTTGATGTCCGCCAACGCGGATTCCCACTCTGGTTTCGCCTTTACGCAATGTGGGCACCAGTTGGCGAAGAAAAAGAGAAGTTCTGCCTGTTTCCCTGATTCACTTGTGCTTGATGGTTCTCTATTAATCGAGTATTCGAATGATTCCATCTTCTTCTTCCTTAATACAAAATAATAGTAGGCCGCTCCGAATAACGCAATCAATGCAACCGCTGCAATTCCTATCGTAGTCGGAGACGCGCTCGATTTTATATTAGTCACAAAACCTCCTAAATGTTTCATTACGTTTCCAATGCCGCTCATATATAATATAATAGAACATTTGCAACATTCTTTAAACGAATCGGTGGCATTGGGTCACAAATAATACACATATGCATTATTTGTGAAAAACAACTTAAAGACATCGCGACAAACTATATAACCATAATTTCACGAAAAAAAGACAACGATGTTACACAGAAATCGCGACGGAACGTTAACTGAAATCTCGCGCGCCGCTTTCCCTAACGATGCGATCTATTATAAACGTATTTATGCGTCGATTGTGGCACCTGATGTAAAAAAACGAGATAACACTGAAAATAACAAAAAGAGCAAGAATGTGCTGAAAGCGTAACTACATATGACATTGATTTTGACCGAGTCCATGCCACCGCTCGTTAACGACACTCCGTAATTTCTTTTGAGCGAAGTGGTTTGTGTCACGGTTATGAAAATGGAATAACTTAACAAAATAGAGATGACTATTTTTGCTAAAAAGGAAGTCATGACAAAATCATTTAAAGGGGTCATGATAAACGCCATGATTAGAACAATTGCGATAGCTGTGCATATACATGTTTTTCTGGTTGTGTCTGCGTAAGACATGATAAAGTAAGTGTTTTGGTCTTCCATTAAACTGTTTATATATATTATTATACTATTATCATACTATTTCATACTATTCATACTATTTCATACTATTCATACTATTTCATACTATTTCATACTATTCATACTATTTCATACTATAATACCTAATGGGCATTATATTATCTCTTCTCACTAACCCAACGTTTTCACCTTAATACATTTTTTGTCCATCTGAAACGTCGCCTGTTTGTCTTCTTGCGGGATAATTTTAATCACACATTTTGATTTCTTCCCATAAAGAGGTTCAGTGCACCCTTTTTCTTTTTTAGGAATTTCAGGTTCTTCTTTCTTGAATTTAAAAACGGTCGGATCTTCCGTGCATCTTGATCGGAAGTTTTCATACCTGTCGCGCACTTGGCAAAATGTCAGGTTTGATGGTTTCTTCAACATCTTGTTTACTGTTTCGTGCAAATTAAATATGTATCTTGAAAAGGCATCTCTATTCTTCATATGACAATCTTGTATCGGTGATTCCTTTAAATTGTTTGCTAAATTTATGCGACAGTACTTACAAGGCAATACATATTGCAAATTCTCTACAAATTCCTTGTAGTGCTTCTTATCTTCTTTGGTCGGGTTTACAGGATAGTTAAAAGACATGGTATGCAAGTATGACCACATCATTGGTCCCCATACAGTGGTTAGAAACCCGTCGCCACTGTTGTAATCTTTTTTTGAATAGGTCTTGTTGGAGACCATTCGTTTCCTTGTCTTCGCTCTTGTCTTCGCTCTTGTCTTCGCTCTTGTCTTCGCTCTTGTGTTAGATGACATGCTATTATTATTATAGGATATAAAAACAAGTGACATATTTTTACACTCGTGATCTTATCTTTGTTTTTACCTTGTTTTCGCCTTATCTTTGTTTTTACCTTGTTTTCGCCTTATCTTTGTTTTTACCTAATCCTTACCTCGTTGCTTATCGCGTACGTGATTCCCCCCAATAAAAACCCACCAATAACTAACACCAACACTTTTTTGTTTGTTTCGCGTTCAATTTCCATCGATTTGACTGTCCGGGTTCCTTGAAACACATTCTTCGGGGTATCTCCCGGTTCTGCGTATAGACTACTTCTTCTTGTCGCTTCTTGTAAATCGGGATTTAACGCATTGTCTGCTAATGTCAAAAACATGCTTTCACGATTACCTCCTTTATGGGATTGTGTGCGCCTTTTTTTGCAACGCGTTGATCGGTCGTGGGCGCGCGTTCGAGTCCACATTGTTAATATTAACAAAGAAGATTTATTCATGTAAATTTCATATTTGACATCCATTTTATGATTTACGATTTATGGTTTAGATGTTAATGAAATCTCATCATACACGCGCGAAAATGTTTCAAAATCGATATTTTTTTCACGTAAAATGTGCGTTAATTTATTAAATAAGTACGCCTTATCATTTACCATTTTATCAAAATCTATAAATGTTGTATTTATTTCATGTTTAGTGCTAATAAGTATATAGTTTGTTAATATATTTTTATAAAAGTTTATTTGAGATAACTCATCCTCCGCATTCCATAATCCTCCGTTTTGTTTTCCATGTTTTACACGTGAAATTGCCGACAATTTTAAGTCGCGAATGGGGATGATGACATTTTTTATTTTTATTGTTGCGTCTTTTACAATATCCTCTATATCATTTATAAATGTTGGGTTTTTTAATATATAATAAATATCTTTATATTGTCTTTCCATGCCAGAATTGCAATTTGGTGAAATACTTAATTTATAATTTTTTCTATTGTATCCTGTGTTAAAATCTAAAAAACTAAATAATTTCATTAAAAAAGTTGTCCCACACCGACCAGTTCCAGTAATTAAAACCTTTTCCATGTATATACAATAATGTAAAAATCGGCGTATTAAATGCATAAAAGAGCAATAAATGTGAACATTTACATCCCAAATGTAGAAAAACTAGACAACACAGGCATTGGCATGAAATCACTGTTGAAGTTGCTATAATTGGGCACTAATTTGCAATCATACGCGGGTTCTGGGCATCTGTCACATGCAGGGCAAGGGGGGCACTTGTCGTTGGATGAAGAACTAGAAGAACTAGAAGTAGAAGAACCATTTTTGTTATTGTCCCCTGCATTCGCAGTGCCAAGATAGGCCGGACAAGCTGGGCAAACTGGTGGCACTACTTGACTCTTTAATATATACAAATCTTCGTCTCCTGGAGGAATATCACTCCTAGGGATTCCAGGAGGAAGATACTGATCGTAGTTTGTCGTGGTCGTGCCATTGTTATTCAAAGTAGAGACATTGTCTACTTCTGACGAGGTCACAGTGTTTGCATCCAATGTTTGGTATGGTGTATAAGAGGAACTAGAGGAATTGTTGTTTACAGAGGCAGGGGGTGATTGGTTCACACTATAAACAACGACCTTGTTATTATTATCGGTTACTTGGATCGCTTTGTTCCCATCATCATCTGTGATAATTACCGCGGACATACCGTTTGGACCGTTATAAACGGTCGCTGAACTATTGTTGTTGTTGTTATTGTTGTTGTTGTTATTGTTGTTGTTGTTATTGTTGTTGTTGTTATTATTGTTGTTGTTGTTGTTGTTGTTGTTATTGTTGTTTACAACAAAAGTCTTTGTATCCCCATTAGATGTAGTAATCACCACACTGTTTCCAGAGTCAGATTGAATCACTTTCGCAGTCTCGCCATTGGGTCCATAAAAGATGCTTGGGTAAGATTCTTTTGTGTAATGATTGTAATTGTCATAATTCTCTATGAATCTACCTGGACCTTTTTTATATGTGTTTGTGCTTGCGCTTGCACTTGAGCTTGAACCATCTGTTGCGCTTGTGTAATCGCTAAAGCCGTCCTTGGAACATCCCGCTCCTCCTAAAAAAGAACACAACAGTAGTCCCAATAACATTATCATGAATAATACCAACGTCGCATTATCACCAAACATACTATATTGTATGTTGTGAAAAAAGTTGGTATCAAATTCACCAATTGGTGATTTGCAAAAAATTGATTTGAATTGGTTTGATTCCGTTTGAATCATCGCTTTTTAAACAAATAAATATTTGCAACATGTCAACCCCTGTATCAAAAAAAACTTCTTTTATGTCTATCGAAATAGAAGAAGATGAACCTTTGGTAAACGTAGGACCTTTGGTAAACGTAGTAGGACCTTTGGTAAACGTAGGAACTTCAGCAAAGACAAAGGCGAAGAAAGAGACAACAGTCAGAAAATCCCCTATTACATTGAAAAAATTTTGTAATGAAGACCCCGATATATTCGAAATCGGTGTCGACGAAGCAGGTAGAGGTCCCCTTTTCGGGCGCGTCTATTGCGGCGCAGTTATTTTGCCCAAAGACGACACATTGTTCGATCATTCCCTTATGAAAGACAGCAAAAAGTTTACTTCCAAGAAAAAAATTGCGGAAGCCGCAGAGTATATCAAAACACACGCCATTTCCTGGGGCGTCGCTTATTCTGACGAGAATGTCATCGACAATATCAATATATTGCAAGCAACACAGAGAACGATGCACCTTGCAATAAAAGAAACAATAAACAAGTTGACCACAAGCGAATCATTCGATGTTGGCATTGGTAATTTTCACCTCCTTATCGACGGGAATTATTTTAAACCTTACCTACATGGTCCGAACAAGACGCTTGTGTCCAGTGAAACGGTGGAACAAGGTGACAACACTTTCTCCTCTATTGCCGCTGCATCTATCTTGGCGAAAGTAGCGCGCGACCAGTATATTGATGACCTGTGTGCCGAACACCCCACCTTGTCCGAATATTATGCGATCGACAGCAACAAAGGGTATGGCGCCAAAAAACACTTGGATGGCATCAAAGCACATGGCATCACACAATGGCATCGACGTACATTTGGGATCTGCAAGAACTATGTTTAAAGCGCGCACTTTGTTATTAGGATGAGCACATCTCACAAACCTCTTCCCCTCCACCAGTTGTATTTGTATTCGTATTTGTATTTTTTTCTGGTTCTATCGTGAACTGTTGCGTCTGGTGTTTCGCCTTACGCCTTAAGTAATAGATCCCTGTCTTCAACCCCTTCTTCCATGAATGAAAGTGCATTGCGTTCAAAATATTGTAGGTTGGGTCTTGCACCCACAGATTCATGCTCTGACTCTGACAAATAAACGCCCCTCTCTCTGCCGCCATATCTATAATATGTCTCATCGGGATTTCCCACACTGTCTTATATTTGTTTCTTATATGCTCCGGGACCATTGTGAGCTGCTGCACGCTACCTGCATTTGCAATGATATTATTTTTCACCTGTTCGTTCCACATATTCAAATCAATCAGGTCTTTCATCAAATACTTGTTCACAATTGTAAATTCCCCCGCCAACGTCCCTCTTTTGTAAATGTTGCTAGTGAACGGTTCAAAACATTCATTGAACCCTAGAATCTGTGACGTACTTGCGGTAGGCATTGGCGCGACTAATAACGAATTGCGTATTCCATGCTTTTGGATTTGTTCTTTTAGTTTAACCCAATCGTACATGGAGCTGGGTGTTGTATTCCACATATCAAATTGTAAGATCCCTTGTTGCGCGGGAGACCCTGTAAAGGTGGAATATGCTCCTGCATAATTACTTTGCAATTCTTTTAACAAGACAATACCTACTGAGTTGAAATAAATCTCCTCCCCCCCACTAACAGAGAGGTATTCTTCAATACGACCTAGTTGCGAATATATATGCGGAGACATTGGTGACCCATATGCTGACATCTCTTCCTTTATCTTTTGAGCACGTTCTTGTGCGATTTCGCAACTCTTTTCTAGCGCGGCGTGATAAATGGTCTCAAATATGGCGGCATTTACTTGTTTCGCCTTCTCGCTATGAAATGGGATATCGAGGAGTGCGAATGTATCTGCTAACCCCTGCACACCTATCCCAATCGGCCGATGCTTCATATTACTGACTTTTGTCTTAGGAGTGGGGTAAAAGTTCACGTCAATCACCTTGTCTAAATTGGCGGTGACTACTTTGCAAACCTCGTGTAACTTTTCATAATCGAATGACTTACCTACGGAGTCCACGAACATAGGCAGACCAATGCTCGCCAAGTTACAGACGGCGGTCTCGTTTTCATCGGAATACTCGGTGATCTCTGTGCACAAGTTGCTGGACTGAATTACTCCAATGTTCTTTTGATTGGATTTATGATTGATTGAATCTTTGTACAACATATAAGGGGTGCCTGTTTCCATCTGTGAATCCAAGATCTTGTACCAAAGGTCGCGCGCTTTGACCGTTTTTTTATTTAATTTTGTGGTGGTTGATTCATATGATTCATATAGTTTAACAAATTCGGCACCATATACACGCGACAACCCTGGGAAGGTGTTCGGGCAAAACAATGTCCACTCTTTATCTTCTTGGACTCTCTGCATAAAGAGATCTGGGATCCACAATGCATAAAACAGGTCACGTGCTTTCATATTTTCGTCTCCATGGTTCTTTTTCATTTCTAAAAAGTCTTCTATATCTGCATGCCATGGTTCCAAATAGACCGCAAATGACCCCTTGCGCCGACTCCCTTGGTCTACATACCTTGCGGTCTCGTTGAAGACGCGTAGCATAGGCACAATTCCTGTTGATACACCATTGGTACCTTGTATCCTTGACCCTTTGGCACGGATGTTGTGAATATGCAACCCAATTCCTCCTGACCACTTGGATATTGATGCACAATCATGTAGAGTATTATAAATACCATCTAAACTGTCGCTTTCCATCTGCATCAAGTAGCAAGAACTCATCTGTTGATTTAATGAGCCCGCGTTAAAGAGTGTAGGGGTGGCGTGCGTAAAGTACTTCTGAGACATTAGGTCATAGGACTCTTTCACCTTTTTGAGATTGTCTCCATGAATGCTTAGCGCGACACGTAACCACATATACTGCGGTCTTTCTACTACTTTCTTGTTAATATTCAACAAGTATGCACGCTCTAATGTCTTGAAACCAAAGTAGTCGATTAAAAAATCGCGGTCATGCACAATCATTTCATCTAGTTCTTTGCGGTTTGAATCGACAATGCACCACATTTCTGCATTGATTAGTGGCGCTCTTTCATCGGCTGCGTTGCAGTAATTGTATAGTTCTTCCATCGCTGCGGAAAAAGAGGGGTTGGTGTTTTTTTGATGGTTTGATAAGAGGATACGACTCGCAAGCGTACCATAATCGGGGTGTTGCGTGGCGAGCGAAGCACACTGGTCCGCGGTTTCTAGGTCAATTTGCGTGGTCTTTATTTTGTCACACAATTTGTCGATAACTTTAATCACCAAGGAAGAGTAATTGATTTTTAATTGGTCTCGGGCACCAAGTGTTTTAACTCGTCTCAATATTTTGTCAAAGGCGATTTCCTCCATTCTCCCGTCCCGTTTTGTTACATACATGTCACTCATCTTTATAATTGTTGTATAAATATGTAATTATGTGTTTAAACTGTTATCGTGTATATGTTTTTGATACGTTTTTGATACGTTTTGATGAATAATGTATAATGTGAGATAATATATTTTATATTATATATAATATATCACGCATGAAATCTGTATTAATAGTTGCAGCAACAAACATTGTTATTTTAATTGTCTTGTGCGCACTTGTAGCATCCACGTACGTCTACTTTTTTGAACCCCGTGCCAACTTTTTAGGACCTCGTATATTGGAACATTTTAGCAATGCATTAACTCCTGGCGAGTACCCCGAATCAGACCAATTTCCTCTTCTTAAAGGGGTGTTCCCCTTGACAAAGAGCACCGTTATCTCTAACAATGGTGTACAAGATGTCTGGAAAAAACAGGGACCTGACCTCACGTTAAGCAGTTATAAACAGACTACCAACAATGAATGGGATGGTGTCAGTCCTGACAATGGGTCTTGCACTCCTGTCCAGTTTTGTGGGTCTTTCTATGCGCCTACTGTTGATAAAAAGGGCGCGGCAATCGCCTTGAAACCTGTTCCTTATGGCGCCGGAGCACGTGTCAATCTTTTTAGAAACGAGGGACCCAATCTTATGCAATTCAACTATAAAGAAAATGTCATGTATTAATTAATTTGAATCTTTTTTGATCACTTGAATTGCACCTGTCTCTTTGTTCTTGAATAACTTAATAAGGCATCCTGAACCTGTTGTTGTTGTTGTTGTAGTCGCCGTTGAAGACAAGTAGTTTGTGATTAAATTGGTTTGATGAGGCGTTGTTTCTTGCTTCTTTTTAGGCGCACGGTGTTCTGCCCCGGTCACACGTTCTACCAACACTGTATTCCATAGTTCCTCCAACGATTTGATATTTGCCTGAAACCACTGTACATTTCTCTTGACTAGCACACAACTTATCTGTTGCAACCGCCAGTAATTGTTTTTGATCCATGTATAATTATATTCGCCTTCGTACAGTTCAATCATCTCTTGCTCCCATTCTGCAAAAGTGTGTTCGCTCATATTCAGCGGTTTGTAAATATACTTAGGTGTCCCTGTTTTATCTGCAAAGTACATCATGATTCCTTTCATCTCGTTTTTTGCAGACACTAGAAAATCTCCGTCCTTCTCGAAATCCTCTGCTCCCTCATACTCGGCAAACTTGGTCTCTAGAAAGTCGCATTCATATAAATCACATGTCTCCATCTGCAACTGGCATTGCACCCAGTATTCTTTCTTGGGTTCCCCTGTAATGACCCTGGTTGTAGGGTTCTTGATTTCTAACATTCTACCATAATGAGGAGAGTTTGGGTCAACATTAATCCCGTCTGGTGATGCCCCTAAGAAAGAGTATTCACGGTGCTGTATACATCCAAAATCTTGGATCTTTGCATTAAACCGGGTTTCATATATCATGACAGACACAGGTTCGTATTTTTGCCCCCAGTGCATTGGGGATGTAATGTTTGTCCAGGTCGAGGCATTAGAGTTTGCGTCTGCAAGTGGTTTGCATTTTTCGTAAATCAACTGGTTTTTACTAGACTGCGTGTCAAACGCTTTGTATGCATTGCTTGCAGTGATCAAATTGTGCCGGTATGCATACCATTCTGGGGTGCGTTGCGCAGGCTGCGGTAGTGTTTCTAAATAAGCAATCTGGTTTTTGATTTTGGTATGTAGGTCTTTATGGTGGGGATCTTGGTTCGAAGTGTCTTGTGTAGAAGTGTCTTGGGTTGATAATTCTTTGGACCATCTAGCGGGGGAAATATATTCAAAATAATATTCTACCGCGTCACTGACAATGTCTTCCAGTTCGATTTCGTCGATCTTTTTGTCGAACGGGAACTCTTCTACCAGGTCATCAAGCAAATCTTCTATTTCTTCTATCAACTCTTCTTGAAAATCTGTGTCGCTAATTGCATTTTCGTTTTCGTCCATATACTCTTGTATTAAGTGTAAAACGGTTTCAAATATATCGGTTTTTTCTTCCTCGTCTAGGATTTCTTTATGACAAACAATATCATCTATAATGTTCTCCAATAAAGGAAGATCAGACATTAGTAGCGACATGAGGTCTAATATATTAACGTATTATGTTTATTTATTCATATATACAAACATAAATACAATATAAATACAATATAAATACGATATAAATATAATTTGTTAAAAAGCGCTTTAAACTAATGGAGCTTTAATTGTGCCTCGGTTTTTTTTCGGGGGCAGCGATTTTAGCGTAGAGACACGCTTGTCCACATTTTTAAGCGTAAAATGACTAGTTGGTTTGTTAAATGTAAGCGCAGGAATCGACTTGATTGCACCTGTCACCTTGTCGTAAGAGACATCTTTGACTCTTTGCAACTTTTTCCGATCCAACGATTCTTTCAAAAAGGTAAGTAACTTGTTATATTCCTCCTCTGAAAGCGTATTTTCCACTTTATAGGTTTCTGCAAACGAAATCAACTTTTTCATTTTCAGCGATTTGTCCAGATTGCTCCATGAATCTTTTACATTGGCGGACTTTTCGTCTTCCAAAAACTTATCCAAATTGTTCACATTGTCCGAGGCGCGTAATACGCGTGGCGCCGCTATAGGTGATCCTTTAAGTAGCATCGTTTTATATTGTATATTCTTTAGTTCTACACATGTTTCGACTTCTTCCTTTAGAGATTCTGTGAGTGTAGGCACTTCTTGTGCTTGCATTGATACTTGTTCTGCGTTTTCAATTAGGGATTCCATTTATATATTAATGTGTCTTTAAGTTTAACTTGTTTTTATTATTTATATTTTATAGAGGAAGAAGCGCGATATTATTTGATACACGTATAATAAATAGGTCATCATGATTTTAGAAACCAATGATGGAGTCAATGATGGAGTCAAGCGGATTATTTACAACAAGGACACAATTGTTCCCAAAAAGAATCCAAAAAAGAATTCAAAAAAGGAATCAAAGGAAGAAACCAAACGGGTGGAATGCTTGAAATGGTTTATTCCCCCTTCTTTGTTGAAGCACGTGGAACAATTAAGCATTTTAAACGGAGCCGCCACATCTGGGTTTGATATGTTCTATTTCGACGCATTCTCTCTTTTCAAGCAACAAATCGAACAAAAGTTGAATGGGTACAAACAACAAGATATTAAAAAAAACATGTATAATGCGGAGGCATTTGTTACTTTTCGTGATGTCGTTGTATTGCTACATCGTAGTGCACTTATGTGCGCATATTGCGAAAAAGAGGTATATGTCTTGTACGAAAATGTGCGAGACCCACAGCAGTGGTCTCTAGATCGTGTCAACAACGACATTGGACATAATTCTTTAAACTTGGTGATAGCCTGTTTGCGATGCAACTTGCGGCGGCGACGCATTAACATGGACGCGTTTATGTTTACGCGACAGATGAAACTAGTGAAGGTTTCTTAAACGCTTTTCTCGAACGTGGTGCTCAGAATTATAATTACAATGTTATGGGTATGTGTAAACAAATGGGAGACGGTTCTTTAGAAATGGAAAAAATCATACATTGTTTAAAAATAAATGGTTATAGGTTAACGGGTGTAAGTGAGTCCGACAAGTACCAAGATTTTGGCGTCGCGACTTTTTCAAAAGACATCGAATTTAGTGACGCGAATGGTAACTAACTATATAGATGATACTCCCATTGTAGTAAATGTAACATTCGATCCTAGAATGGATCATACACATTTGTATGAAGATGAAGATGAAGGCGAGTTTGTATTCAATCGAAAAATGGTAACCCAATTTGTGTCAGGAATAATGAAAAGGTCACCAACTAAAAATAATAAATCAACAACTAGAAAAAGTAGTCATAGTCATAGCGGTAGCAGTATTAGCAGTCTTAGCGGTAATAGTGCCGGAGGCAGTGGAAGCAGAAAAAGAAGCAAACGCTAAAAATAACGTTTTATATATTGTTTTAATTGAATTCCATTTAAAACCATATTATTTAAATAAAAATATCGTACAATACAAATGAGCAAAGATTTAAAAGTCGCCTATTTACTTGAAAAAATCATGCTAGACGATGAAACATCCAAATGCATAACAAAAACCATCGACAATATAATGCGAGATGGGAAAATAGATCAATACGATGTTCCAGAAATCATTTTCCTAATAGCGGGGGTGGTGGACAACAGCGATGCAATTAATGCAAAATTAACTCCCGAAAATGTAGCGTCTTTAATAAAAGAATTATATAAATTTATTGAAAAACAATATAATTTGGCGCCCGATGAAAGTCAGCGAGCTGGGTTTGAGCGATTAGTTGATTCGTCTATTAAATTAATGTTGTTTCAACCACAAATAAAAAGTGGGTTAAAGAATTGTTTAAGTAAAATTGGCGCGTGTTGTAAATAAATGGAAGAAAATTAATTGGCGTTGTAAGTAAATGGAAGAAAATTAATTGGCGTTGTAAATAAGAAAAGGTTTAATAGGATTAATATAGATACGCATCTACGATTATGAAAAAAGACGAGGTAACCTTTAGTAAATGGACCAATGGCACCAAACAAGAAAAAAGTCCTGTAAAAAAACATTATGGGAATACAGTGGAACCAGTTATAGTGGAACCAGTTATAGAATATGTGAACCCAGTTGCGCGGGCACTAAATGACACTGAGACGTGGACAATTGATGACCAAGGTGAGTTCCACCCAACGATTCCGTATTTGTTCGAGAACCGTGTATAAAAAGCAGGGGATGTCAGGCATGGGTGGATTATGAATGAAAAAAAAGAATAAGAGATGAAATAGTGAGGGATAAGGAACGACGGGATAAGGGACGACGGGATAAGGAACGACGGAATAAGGGACGACGGGATAAGGAACGACGGAGTAAGGGACGACGGGATAAGGAACGACGGAGTAAGGGACGACGGGGTTAGGCGTCGCCGAAAGTTGCCGCGCAATACCTGTGAACTGCAGTTTCCGCCTTGGCGTCTTTGATCTGTTTCAGTCCTGTGCTTCTAAGTGTAGACAATGGCGTAAAGTGCAACTGGATTTCCTCTCCTTCCTCCTCGTTTCCGTATATTCGATTCGATTTTTCTACAAATTCTTCTTCTGTGATCGTGGTTGTCCATGCATACAAGAAGACTTCTTCATCGCACCCACCTTGCGATGGGTATATAGACCCTAATGGGATTAGGTCGTTAGTATTTTTTATTTTGAACCCAGTTTCTTCCTCTACTTCTTTCAAAACAACCGAACCGATGTTTCCATTGGCGTCTACCATTCCTGCGCAAATCTCTTTCCTGTGCCCGCCTGTGGGCACACGCATCTGCTCGCACAAGAGGATATAGTCAATATTGGCATTGGTTAGTGTGATAACCTTGACTACGATTAAGACAGCGACCGAGTCGCCGCGAATGAATGCAATGTTGGACATGATTTTTTTATTTGTTCTGAGATCGATGGCGTTAACAGAGACTTTGACAAACCCTAGTTTCTCAGGAGTTGGGTTTGCTGCGAACCAATCGATGTCTGTTACTGCAATCGATTTTATTTGCATCTGTGTTTTGTCTAGTTTGTTAACCCAGTTGATCATTTTGGGTGCAGTTTGGAGCGCGTTCATCGACTTGATCAAGTGCGGGTACTTGGGGATTAGCGGAATGCCTTGGACGCTCCATTCTGGGGCAACTTGGACCGAGGGGCGACAATCTTCATCGCTCACAACACAGTGCACGCAAATCATGATTATTATGCACGCATACGCAAATCCTGTAATTGTATAAAATATTACTTGTAATTGTTCTTCCATTTTTGCAAGGGTGTTTGTAAAGAGAGTGTTTGTAAAGAGGGTGTTGTGAAGAGAGTGTTTGTAAAGAGAGTGTTTGTAAACAGTTGCATTTGGTCGCAACATTTCAATTTTTCATTTTATTGTTTTTTTTTAAAAACGTTTACTCAGAATGTTGTCGAATGAAAAAAACAATTTTAAAATGGTTAATTTCTTTATATTCTTCCGTGCTTACGGATAAATCAAAATCAAGTGGCCTGGACGAACTATTTATTCCATCCCTATTATACCCCCATCTTGCAGTGGACAAGATATCTTTTATTGGAACTAATAATTCTTTCTCAAATAGAGGTCTAAACTCATTCATCAAAAAATCTTTGCATTGCAAATATTCTTTTGGTAGTTCGTTTTCTTCATATTCAAACCTTACTATATTTTTAAACGCTTCATTATAAGACCCATTACTATCTTCAATACAACCTTTGCATAACATTTTTTTGATTAACTCCACATTTGATTCATTTATTTGCGAAATAAGGTCAGATAGTAAAATTTTTATACCTATCGACGCGGTTGAGTCGTCGCAAAATACCATTTATATTTATATTTATATAATGGGAATGCCAAAATGTATTTATATTATAATTCCGCATTTAAATGTTACAAAGACATTGATTTTAACACTTTTTAAAAAAGTATTTAAAAAGAACCCTATAAGATTTAGCAACACCCCACATCTATATAATCATGAGTGCTGTGACCTATTCTACACAAAATGATGCAGTGATGCATAAGATATCAAAATTTTATTCCAATATGGACAACTTAGACCGCATGCTAAGCATTATCAAAGGGGAGACAAAGATCTCGCTACGAATCGTAGACTGGTTTACGACCAATTACGCCAAGAAGCATTTCACTGTCTACAATTTAACGGACGACCGAGGTGTAACGCGTCGGTTCAAAGTATATATCGAATACAAGTTGAAGTTGGATGGGTATAGCAAGCAGAAGTTTGACCCTTTTTGTAGATGGGATCGGATTAATGTTCCTTACAAGGAAGATAAGTATATTGAGACAACCATTGGGCAACTTAACTTTTTTATGTGGGCGATTGAGAACCGCGTTATCGATTATATCGAAGAGAATTATGACGAAATAGAGAAAGATATGAATTCCAGGAACAGCACGTCGAAGCGGAAAGAGTCCTTGGCGACACCTGCTAGCGCTGGCGCAGGAAAAACACGCAAGAAGCGCGAAGAACTTTCCGTTAGTGCTACTAAAAGCATTAAGAAAGAAGATGTTGAAATTGTGGTGAAGTTCAACTGATGGGAGGGGTGACTGTGTAAGCGATAGCGACTGTGTAAGCGATAGCGACTGTGTAAGCGATAGCGACTGTGTAAGCGATAGCGACTGCGTAAGCGATAGCGACTGTGTAAGAAGTTCGTGTTTATGTTATTATTCAAAAGTAATAATATAAACAGTATTACATATTCATTATTTAAATACATATTTTGTTAAATGGGCGCGTCACAATCTATGCAAAAAATCGGGTTCGAAGATATGCAAACCGCGATAAAAAATATGGAGCAATACATTGTGATCAATACTCTCCCAACCGACGAGCAAGGGTTTTTGATTCGGGGGACTATTTCCTGCGACCAGGAAGAAATGATGATTAACAAATACATTAAATTGTCGCCTCAAACCAAGATAGTAGTTTACGGAAAAAATGATACAGATGAAAGCGTTATTACAAAATGTAACCAGCTCACCGCCATTGGGTTTCCACATGTCTACGCATATATGGGGGGATTATTTGAATGGTCGTTGTTGCAAGAAATCCATGGCGTCGAATTGTTTGAAACTACTTCTTTTCTTCCTTCGAAAGAGTTATTAAAGTATAAACCAAGGAAGAAACTAGGAGTTTCGTTGATCGAGCTTTAGACTATGTCGGAAGACACCGGACCCAATTTTAGCGCGTCGTTTGACAATTTGTCTGCTCGTTTGTTGTTGTCTCGATACACGTGTCGGAACTCGATCTGTTCAAAACATTTAGATAATTCTTTGCATTCTTCATATATTTGAAGCAGGTTTGGCGATTTCACTTTGTACTGCCCAGAGATTTGTTTGACAACAAGTAAACTGTCGCCACAAACAACCAGTTCTTTGATACCCAATTCTAGTGCGCTTCTTAGTCCCGCGCGTAATCCGCTATACTCTGCGTAGTTATTTGTTACATTAACCCCGACCCACTCGGTTAATGCAACCATTTCTTTTTCTTCCTCTTTCTCTCCCTCTCCCTCTCCCTCTTTGGCGTATATTACGGCGCCAGCGCCTCCTGGACCTGGATTACCTTTCGAACAACCGTCGAAATACATTATGTAGTGAGTTTTGTTGGACATCGGGGACGAGTATTTATGCAAAAGTTGCGGATATTATTATTGCGTAGGTTATATTTAAGTCCTTTTAACAAAAAGATGATGGGTTCAATTTTAAATCAAATAAGGACAATGCTTAATAAAAGTTAAAAACACGCTCTCCCATTTTTTTCAAGGTTCTAACGGTATGTGACCATTTATGCTCATGCATTTTTCAAACGATGGTATCCTAGGAAAGTCATTTTTAAGAAAAATATAGAAGGCGCTCAGGTTCTTGTTTTTGGACATTTTTAAAAATGTCCAAAAATGAAAAGTCTTTTGGAGATTTGCGAAAAATGATGAAGTGAGACCATGGAGACCATAAACTTTCATTTTTTCAAAAAAAAGTGAAAAAATTGTGAGCATATTTTTTTTCACTTTTCTATTAAAAACAGGAAAACTCAATTTTGCAAGTTTTTGCGAGGTGACGCGTCACCTGACGATAAAAATGCACAGGCGTTTTGTGAAACTTTTTAAGACCATATATGGTTTGTCACTAATGTGATGTGCTTACATGTTTTTGCTAGGTTGCATGTTTTAGGTGACGCATGTTTTTAAAAATGTCCAAAAAATGGCGTTTTTTGACCTTTTTCATAAAAACGTGTCGCCCAAAAAATGTAAAAAGACAGTCTCCCCATTTTTGCAAGTTTCTTAAATCATGTGAGCATACATGCTCTGGCATTTTATAAACAGATGAAACCTCGGAAAGTCATTTTTGAGAAAAATATAGAAGGCGCTCAGGTTCCTGTTTTTGGACATTTTTAAAAATGTCCAAAAATGAAAAGTCTTTCAGAGAGTTGCGAAAAAAGACGAAGTGAGACCATGGAGACCATAAACTTTCATTTTTTAAGAAAAAAGTGAAAAAAACGTGAGCATAATTTTTTACACTTTTTCTTAGAAACCGGGAAAACCCCTTTTTGCAAGTTTTTGCAAGGTGACGCGTCACCTGACCATAAAAATGCACGGCGGTTTTATGAAACTTTTAGACACCATATATGGTTTGATAACAACGCGTTTATGAAATTATTCTTTGCTAGGTTGCATGTTTTAGGTGACGCATGTTTTTGTCTTTTCGCGAACTCCCAAAAAATGTCCCAAAAAAATGTCCCAAAAAATGTCCCAAAAAATGTCCCAAAAAATGTCCCAAAAAATGTCCCAAAAAATGTCCCAAAAAATGTAAAAAGTCAGTGTCCCGTTTATTACAAAATTCTTAAATTGTGTGAGCATATATGCTCTGTCGTTTTACAAAACGGTCAGAACCTGGAAAGTCATTTTTGAGAAAAATATAGAAGGCGCGTCACTTCCTGTTTTTGGACATTTTTAAAAATGTCCAAAAATGAAAAGTCTTTCAGAGAGTTGCGAAAAAAGACGAAGTGAGACCATGAAGACCATAAACTTTCATTTTTCACAAAAAAAGTGAAAAAAATGAGACCATATTTTTTTACACTTTTCTTTTAAAAACAGGAAAACCCCGTTTTGCATGTTTTTGCAAGGTGACATGTCACCTGACGATAAAAATGCACGGAGGTTTTGCGAAATTTTCTAAGACCATTTATGGTCTACCTTTTAAAAAGAACCTCAGCGTTTTCTTGCTAGGTTGCATGTTTTAGGTGACGCATGTTTTTGTCTTGTTTGCGAGCATCCAAAAAATGTCCATAAAGTCAGTCTCCCCATTTTTACAAGATTCTTAAATGATGAGAGCATATATGCTCTGGTGTTTTCCAACAAGTTGAAAACTCGGAAAGTCATTTTTAAGAAAAATGCAGAAGGCGCTCAGGTTCCTGTTTTTAGACATTTTTAAAAATGTCCAAAAATGAAAAGTCTTTCAGAGAGTTGCGAAAAAAGACGAAGTGAGACCATGAAGACCATAAACTTTCGTTTTTTCTAAAAAAAGTGAAAAAAATGAGACCATAAATTTTTTCACTTTTTTTTAAAAATGGGAAAATCCCAATTTGCAAGTTTTTGCAAGGTGACGCGTCACCTGACGATAAAAATGCAAGGCGTTTTTGAGAAACATTCTAAGACCATATATGGTCATGAATATATGTGTATAACTGCGGATTGATTGCTAGGTTGCAAGTTTTAGGTGACGCAAGTTTTGAGGGGTTTAGGTCAGTCACCTATTTCCTTTTAAAAAACACTTAAAAATAATATATCGGGTTTTAATAAGAGAAGAATCATGTTGAATGAGATGATACCCGACATTTTTAATATGTCAGAAAAAGAAGAGGGGAGTGAAACTCTTTATGAGGAAGAAAAGTTATTATTATTGTCACAAGAACTCTGCCAATGTTCAAACAAGGTGGGTGCGCAAATAAATATAAATATATACAAGTGCGAAACATGCGAATACGCAACCAACAGAAAAAGTAGTTATGACGCGCATGTGATTACCAACAAGCATATCAAGAATGATCTAATAAAAAAGAATGGAGGTACAGTAGTGGTAAAGCACCGAAGGAAGAACACCAAAAGAGGGATTGTCTACGACATCTTGCAAACCAAACTATTTAATTGCACCAAATGTGACAAACCATATGGGTCGAGGAATGGACTATGGAAACATCGTAAGATGTGTGCGACCGAAATCAATGCGCCTTCCAAAGACAACACACAATTAACTTGCGCGATCATGGAGTTAATCAAGCAAAACCAAGATTTCCAAAAACAGATAATCGAAATCACCAAAGAAAACAAGTGTATCACAAATAATACCACACACACAACCACCTCCGTGCAGCATAACAACACATTTAATTTACAAGTATTTTTAAACGAGACATGTAAAGATGCACTAAATATGGTGGATTTTGTGAAAATGATGCGCATCGACTTGTCCGATCTAGAGACCACCGCCAAATTAGGCTACACCGATGGTGTCTCGCGCATTTTTGTAAATGGGCTCAAAGAACTGGATGTACACAAAAGACCAATCCATTGCAGCGATTTTAAAAGAGAAATATTGTATATCAAGGAAGACGATGTTTGGGCCAAAGACACAGAGGACAAAACATTGATGAAACAAGCGATCCGGCGAGTGGAGCACAAGAATATTGTGCAAATCCCCTTGTGGATCAAAGCACACCCAGAAGCAGTGAAAAGCGACGATAAGTTGAATAAACAGTACTTGAATATTGTCTGTCAGAGCACAGGAGGTGATTACTCAAACATAGAACACAATATCAACAAGATTATTCGTAATGTCGCGAAAGAAGTGATAATCTCTAAGGCAGCAATTTAATGCGCCATTGAGATAATTCGACTGATTAAACAAATTGCAAATATATATTATAGACAAATAAAGGGAGCATCATGGGGACCGCCATCCAAAACCCGGACCAAAAATAGTTAAAATATTGGTAATACCCTTTTAAACTGCTGAACAACATGGTTTGGCGGAACAGCAGGTCTACCGCGATCCCAAACAATGCCAAGTAGAAATAATTCACTGGAATTCCTAGTAACAAGTAGACGCTATAAAACAAACTCATCATCCCTGCTGCAACAAATGTGGATTCTGCCGCGCCATGTAGTTTAAAATATGCAGTTAATCCCCATCCCCCTGGACCCCCCATTTTCAAGATCTTGGACCCAATTTGCAACAATATGTCCCCAATAAACCCAACCAAGCATGCCACCAATATCAATATACAATTCATCATTTATATATTGATGACACATTATTTGTACGTGAGTTGCAAAAAAAACACACTTATAAATATATACAAACCTCTTTAAAGTTTCTTTAAATCCTTTTTTATAACATATATTGCGAAAACTACTTAAACACAGTCGCATACGCTTAATCACAGTCGCACGTTTATTCCTCCACAAATTTCTCAATAGACGATAACCATTCGTTGAGAACTTGTGCTTGCTCATAGATGTTTTGGTTGCCATCTAAAACCAGTTTTTCGACTGGTAATTGGGTAATCATGTCGTTGTGGTATTTGTGACAGGATTCCAAGTACCCGATGGAGATCGTTTTCTCGCCTGCGCGATCTCTTATTTCGACACGTTCTAAGCATGTTTTGGGGTCGGCTTTGACATAGATGATTTTGTGTAGAGGAAATTCCTTGGAGAAGTCGTTGAAGATGTCGAGGTAGATCTGGTAATCGACATAACTGATTTTGTTGGTATCTCGCAGCATCTTGGCGAATACCATTTTGTCGGTAAAGAGACTGCGCTCGCAGATGATAATGGAGTTTTGATTTTCCTTGAGCGCTTTCTTTAGGTTTCGCAGACGAGAGGTGTAGGCCATAATCTGGAAAGGGAATGCATATTTCTCTTGATCTCCATAGAATAGTTGCACGATAGTCTCGCCTTTTTCGTTCTTGATCTTTTCCCACTCGTCAACAGGTTCCTGGATAAATACAAATTTTTTATTTTTGAACAGTAGCAACTTTAATCGGTCGAGCAAGGTAGACTTTCCTGATCCAATATTACCTTCTATAGAGACGACAATATTGGAGTTTGCATAAGGGACACGTGATTTCTTGAAGTGGTGATGAAATACATTGTATATAATCACAAATTGTGACAGAAGCATGATAATCAGCTCGGTTGCGTGAGAGAAGATGAATGTGTGCATTTTTCAAATAGTGCGTTTTCAAATGGTTGCAACATGACACTCCATTTTATTTGATTTCAATTTTTTGTTTTTTGTTTTTGTTTTTGTTTTTGGGTTAGAAATCAAATAGACTATGCAATCCAATGCTTTCTAATTTTTTGTAGATCGCGATATAAGAACAACCGTATTCTATTTTATCTATAGAATATTCAAAGACATTTGTTGTTTTTTTTTGAATTTTAAAAGGATCTACACAATGGTCTTTCACCCCTTCTGTTGAATCATATCGCCATTGATTTAAGAATTTTGTATATTTGAAAAAGTATTGCAAATGATTTTCATAATTGTGGATCATGTATCCTTCCGATTTGTAACATATGGTGTCTTCCACGATGAACACTCCATTGTCGTTCAACAATGGAAACAACAGTTCAAATGATTTTATCACATCTTTATTTGTGTGAGAACCGTCGTCTAAAATAATATCAAATGTCCCATATTTTTCAGTAATTTTATTTACAAAATGTGGGTCGGTTGCATCTCCTATTTCTATAAATATGTTATTTTTGATGTCTTCGTGCATTTTGCACTGCTCATTAATATCCAACCCTACAATGCATTCGCCATTTTTAAAGACTTCTCTCATCGCTTTTACGCTGCCCCCGTTGAAAACCCCAATTTCCAAATATTTTACTGGTTTATCTCTAAAATCATTTAACAATGTTTCGTATTGTCTTGTGTAATGGTGGAAACTCGCATTTTTATCGGTATCATATTTGTTAAAAATGGTATCAAGAGTTTCTATTTTATTTATATAATAGCGAGGCAATATTATTGCGAATTGAAACGCACAAGGAGACAGTTGCGTTGTCATTTTTAAGAAAGTGTGACACACATCTTTCAAATAATTTTTATTTATAGTTACTCTTCACTATATGGAGTTGCAACAAAATTTACCATTGTAAAAATAAATAAAAATAAATTTTATACCTTTTCTTCGTAGAAACAACAGATCTAAATAGTTTTATCGACACAGTCAAATGACATGCAATATTTGGATTTTATTTGGTTGTTTGTGGTTATGTATCTACGCGCCATTTTGCACAACTAGATTAAAAAAGTATGTTTGCAATAAGTGATCGCTCCTAATTTTTTAAGTTCTGGAAAATTTTTTAAACAGGCAGGGCAAACATAACGCGTTTTTTTATTTTTATGATACTCTTTGCAATTTGGACTGCAAAATATTTTTTTGCAGTCATTCACTTGTTGATCCATGTTTACATTTTTTAATAGATCTTCAATTTCGCGGTCGCTCTTTGACTGGAAATATGTATTTGTTTTTAATCTTTTGCGAAACGCCGCGCTATATTTTTTTAAATAAGCGTTGTTGCAGAAATGGTTGCATTTATTCATTTCTAATTCACTAACGGTGATGTCTCTTTTTTTATTGTTCCTCAAAGTTTTATTTTTCTTCAAGGTCATACCTTTCCTTACTTTATTGCTTTTTTTGCCCATATATATATCAATTGGTATTATATTCTTGCGTAAAATGGTCGATCAATCACAAACATTTAAATAAAATTGATTTTAAAACGTATTTGTTAAATATATGCAAACAACCTCTTATAACAATATGTTCGCTATTGAATCCATCAACGTAAACAATTTTATTGAAAGTGTTATGAGAGCAAATGATGTGCTCTATTTGACAGAAATAGAAAAACAGATCGAGACATATATGAATAAACATGAAGATGACCTTTTTATAAAAGGAACGATCTGGGATGTGCTAGATATACGAGACACTATTATACTGAGAATCGCGCAACTAAATAGAAGGGTCACCATGACAAAATACTTGAACTGATACTATATATCTCACTTCACTTGTCGCTTATCGCTTATCGCTTATCGCTTATCGCTTATCGCTTATCGCTTATCGCTTATCGCTTATCGCTTATCGCTTATCGCTTATCGCTTATCCATACATATACCTCATTTCAGAATAGGTCATATTTCTTCCTGTTCCCTGTTTAAACTCTTGCGTCCCTTGTTCCATGATTTTTAGTAGTCTTTCTCCAACTGTGATATTTGTAGCACCATTTTCAATGGAAGTTTTATGCATCATCATCACCTTTTTTTCTGCATCGCGTTCCAATTTATTCATTAGTTGGAACACGCTTACAAAGTTTGGGTCTGGCGCTTTTGCGTGTTCAGTCGCAGCAGGTGCTAGTGACATTATCTATATATGGTGACTTTATTAAAACACATACGTTGTGTTTAAGTGTTTTTAAACCTCTTTTAACAACATCTAATCCAAATACAAATCCAAATACAAATCCAAATCCAAAATAAAAATAAAAATTGAAATTTTAAAAACAACATAAAGACATCCCAACAAACTATATAAACCCCTTTCTTGAAAAACAACATCGTATTATAAAATGAATCTCAATCACGTAAACCAATGCAAATTGACCAAATCCGAATGGGTCTCTATTGAAGTTCCAGTCTCACCTGCAGAGAAGGCAATTTTAAAAATGATCCAAGAAGGTCACGACAACGTCAATATCACGCACAATGACCACAAGTCGCTGTCTTCGTTTTTGAAAATCGAATACACTGAAACCATGGAAGATTATCTTTATAACAAGTTCTTCGCTCCTCTTATCGCAGAACTTGTTAAAAAGCACAATGCCCCTTTTGTCGGGGTAGATGCAAAAATGAAATCATCTATGAGCAAAATCACGATTTGCAAAGCAGATTCGATTCGTATTGAACGTAACGCGCTAGATACCCTGACAGTTGAAAATATTTACGAGATCCTCCTCTTAACTATTGTAGATAAAATTCTGAAGTGCAGAAGGAAATCGGACAACGCATGGATGTTACATTACTTCACCTTACAAAAATTGTCTGCAAACAAAATCTACCATCTTAACAGGCACATCCTCGCTTCCGTAAACAAAGTCTTGGAGCAGTTCGAAGGCGAACTTGATTACCACAAAATCATCGCTAAATCCCCCGAGTATATCGAGCAAAATGGATTATTATTAAAGTATGAAGACCAGACCTTGTACGAGCACCAGAAAGAGATTTTCACTGTGTTTAAGAACCCATCCCCGAAACTGATCCTCTATATCGCACCCACCGGTACAGGGAAGACGATGACACCGATTGGCCTCGCCGCATCTAAAAAAATCATATTTGTCTGTGCCGCCAGACATGTGGGACTTGCGTTAGCAAGAAGTGCAATTTCGATGGGTAAAAAAGTGGCGTTTGCCTTTGGGTGTGAAAGCGCTGATGACATTCGTCTTCACTTCTATGCAGCAAAAGTATATACCAAGAATTATCGCACAGGTGGTATCCAAAAAGTAGACAATAGCGTAGGTGACAATGTAGAGATTATGATCTGTGATATTAAATCCTACTTGTACGCAATGTACTACATGATTGCATTTACCACTCGCCCCAAGAGAGATACCAATGGCGAAATTATGTCAGACGAGTTGGGTGACACGATTTTAGAACCCGATTACGAGCGCCTTCTAACCTACTGGGATGAACCAACGATTACCATGGACTACATGGACCACGAGCTTCATGCCACGATCAAGAAGAACTGGAAGGAAAATGTGATCCCAAATATAGTGCTCTCTTCTGCGACTCTGCCCAAGATACATGAGATTTCCGAAACAGTGGCAGATTTCAAAGAGAAGTTTGGCGTAGACGCGATTGTTCACAGCATCGTTAGTCACGACTGCAGAAAAACGATCCCGATCGTTGACAGCGATGGGTTTGTTGTGGCGCCACACTATATGAGCGCGGATTATGCACAGATTCTCAAAATCGTGGAGCATTGCGAGAACTACCTCACGATACTGCGATATTTCGATCTGGATGAATCTGCAAAGTTTGTCCTATATGTCAATGAACGCAATTTGATTCCCAAACAGATGAAGATAGAAAGGAGATTTGGTTCTCTCAGCGACGTGAATATGCAATCGATCAAGTTGTATTATTTGGAAACATTGAAGAATATAAAGGCGGAGGAGTGGCCAGGCATCTATTCATACTTTGTTCAAACGCGCGCGCGCAAGATACCTTATAACATTCATGTCGACGCGAAAGGCGAGAAGATAACAAGGTCGCAAAGTGCGGATTATGTCTCACAGATGAACAATAAACAGAGCGCGATGGCGGGAGCTCCACTAGCAAGAGCGAATAGCGTGCAAGTTCAGTCGCAAACCCAGTTGCACACCCAGTCACAAGCTTTCCCTTTCGACACCAACTCAGTGTATATCACAACCAAAGATTCACATACGCTAACAGATGGTCCGACAATCTACTTGACACAAGATGTGCTAAAAGTTGCCAAGTTCTGTATCCAACAGGCAAATATCCCTCCTAAAGTGATGTCTGACATTATGACAAAAATCATGCAGAACAATGTGCTGAACAAAAAAATAAATGAATTGGAACAGGATCTGGAAACTATGATGGCGAACGGGGATTCATCTTCTGCTGGTGATTCGGGCGCATCAGAAAAGAAAAAGGGTCGTGATAGCGACGAACTTAAAAATAAAATGAGCAAGAAAACGGAAAAGGCGGCGACGGATAGGTCAAATATTAAACTGTTGCAAGAAGAATTGAAGGCGCTGTCCGCAGCAGTGAAGAACATCTCGCTAAACAGCACATTTGTACCCAACGCGCAAGAACATCTGAAGAAGTGGGCGGATCATGTCGAACCCAAGAACGCGTTTACATGCGATGTAGATGAGGATGTCGTTTCCAAGATCATGTTGCTAGATGGTGTAGATGACAGTTTGAAAGTGCTGTTGATGATGGGGATCGGAGTTCTGATGACACATGACAGCGTCGCGTATACAGAGATCATGAAAAAATTGGCGGACGATCAGCGACTCTTTATGATTATTACGTCGAGCGACTATATATATGGAACCAATTACCAGTTCTGTCATGGGTATATTGGGAAAGATTTGAACTTGACACAGGAGAAGATTCTGCAGGCGATGGGGCGCATAGGTCGACGAAATGTGCAGCAGACATATACAGTGAGGTTTAGAGATAGTGCCCAGATAGTGAAGTTGTTTAATGCAGAACCAGATAAACCAGAAGTGATCAATATGAACAGGTTATTCAACAGTAGAGAAGTGGCGTACGAGAATGGTGGGTATAAGTATTTGAATTAAGCGCACACAATTTATATAAAAAATGTGTATTAAAAAATGTTTATAAAAAATGTGTTTAAAAATAGAATATTATAATGGCGAATGTTTATTATTATATTTTTTTAAGAAGCGTTATCGCCTCGTTATTGTCGCCCCATATTCATTCTTACATAGAACGTCATTAAACTTAATTTGTCTCCGTATTTTTCATACATGGATATGCAATGCGAAGGTTCCATATCGGGTGCATCTTCTTGATCCCCAGCGCATTCCTGTCCCGATTCGATAACCACAAGTCTATCCGTGACATGATAATTGTAGAACGATGTTGATAGCACATCTTCTGCAGTGACTTCTTTGACATATTGAATGAAATCTGCGACACTTGTGGTTTTGGGAAGTTTATATTCTCGGACAGTATTTGAGTACATGGGTTTTACTCGGAATAAGAAGGTTTCAGAAATGGTCATTATATAAGCGTAAGTGATAGGGCGTAAGCGTGTAAAGTGTTTTAATTAAAATTGTGGAACGGTTGTTTTAAAAGATTGAAACAAATTGTTGGTTCAATTTTTTTGTTATTCGCAGTTTGCTTCTGCGACCAAACCGCTGCGTTAAAAACACTTGATTTTCGCGCCGAGGTATTTGAAATAATGATCATTGTACAATGCATTTTTAGTCAGCGCCTTTTCCAAAGTTTTGTCGCTAATGTGTATAGTTCGAATGCAGTCGTATTTGCATGAAAATTCTCTAACTAACGCGCCACTCCGGTCATATTGTCCAACGCCATTTTTATATAAAAGAGGGGGTTTGTTCTCATTTTTTTGAATAAATTCGTCTTTTAGAATTTTTTCGCAACTCTCGTAAAGCGCGTAATAATGACCATTTGTCAGAGTTGAGTTATTAACCGGATTGTCAAGGGCGGACATTGATGCGTACCCATTCGCGGTTGCTGCGGTTTTTCTATCCAAATATACATTTAATATTTCGGTTTTTGTTTGATTCAATTTCGCAATATACCCCACATTTTGAGTTTGAATTGGTTTTGTCGCAGACAAATTTGTGATGATCGTTGGATCCAAATGTCTTTCGACGAGTAACCATCGAAAACCGTGATAGACCGTGTTTTCTGCGATCGCTTTGTTAATGCTTGGGCGTTTTATCGCGCCGTTTTCTGACATGCATTCGCTGACACTCTCATAAACTTTCACTAACTGCGAAGTTTCTGGGTTGATACATTGTAATCTTGGACCTAGTGTAGCGAGAGGTTCATTAAACCCTGTTGTCACTTTTGTTTGCATCGCGTGCAATTTGCTCAACACCTCTTTGTTAGATTGTTCGAGCGCGTCCATCTTGCGCAATATAAGCGCGTTCTTGTCGATTGCTTGTTGGAGAAATGCATTGTCGAGCGGATTTGTCGGTGTTTGTGATGATTTCAATCGTTCGATTTCCAATTGCATCTTTTCAATTTCATAACCATTGTCGTTGTTAAAGCGTTTTAAATTGTCACTAATTATTTTCAAGATGGTTTCATAAGATAATTTTTTACCGATTAAGAATAATTCTCTTTCATTTTCGTGCCCAGGCAAATCATTTACTCGACTACCGGCGACGCTCTCATGTTCATGCAAAAAACTTTCAAAATCCTTGCTTCTATTTACAAGGAAACAATCAAGTAACAAACATTCGTCATAATTTGTTTTATGCTGTTTAAAACGCGCAAGCACGCCGATACGACTTTCACCGATTTTAATAATATATTCGCCATTTTCTCGAGATTTGATTTTGCAAATATAAACCAATGCCCCTGCCTTGCCAAATTCTCTTAAAAGTATTTTTTGCCTTTCTTTGCCCAGTTTTTGTTCATATTCTTTATTTTTCACATAATCCATTTGAGCAATTTCGTCTGTTTTTTGTCGTAGTTTCAGTTTTAGATCTTCACATTCTTCTTGCATCGTTTCATGTAATACATCGACCATTTTTATATAATAATCGTGGATTTCATCCGCTTTTTTTGTCCCTGCTTTTAAACAAAATTTTTTAAACGTCTGAATGTTTAACATGATAATTTCTTTATTGTGACCTCCTCTTGCGTCAGATTTAACGACCGAATCGCCTGTTTTTTGTTGGGGCGCATTAATGTGACGAGACGTTTTATAGTCTTTATCAATCGTGAAATTTTTTTCCAGAGCGAATTTTGAATTCGCTTTATTCGAAAACCCCAACCACCGCCATATATTGTCAAGGTCAACGACAAAATCTGTTTTGGCGTCATGGTTCAAATAACAATAAAAATTTGAAAAAAATAGTTGTTGTTCATAACTACTAAAATTTTTCAACACTTTTTCGATCAATTTTGATTGGTAATCGCTACCAGTCAATATATCGATCGGGGTGTTTTCAATAAGGTTTACGATGTCGATGCTCATTTTTATAATATATTATGGAGTGTTCTATTTAAGTTGTTTTTTTTGCTTTTGTAAGCAGAAAGCAATATTATTCGATTATTGCGTTTTGCTCACACAATCAAAAAGCAATGCCATATTTCTCATCGAGTTTTGCTTTTAATATGATCAACTGCTCATCTATGTCGTAATTATCGGGCATGACCATTTTAAGATTTAACCTTTTACCATCCTCTCTTTTTTCAAACACCAGGTGTGGTTTTTCTCTCGTGACGACCAGCGAAACATATTTGGGCAACGGAACAACATCTTTTGTAGGGTAAATATCTCTTTCTAGATCATCGACCACTTTGTTTGCTTGCGCTAGTTTTTCTTGGATAGACACTTTGCGCGATTTGGTGGTAGACCAAATCTTGTCCAATTTGGGGTGTGATTCTACTCTAAAATACTCGCGCTGCACAGTTTTCTCTTTGTCTGCATAATCTTTGCAGTATGAAACGTATTTTTTCATCATGGTCTGAGTAATCCCTTCTGGTAAATCTTGCGCGCCGCATTTTCTTTCTCTTTTGGTGCTTTCTTTAATTCCATTACAGTTTTGTTCTTGTTTATACCTTGTCGCGGTTCTTAAATTTTCCCAAGCATTGTTCAGTGGGTTTTGATCTATATGATCTACACTGATAGTTTTAGTCCCTTTCCCGTTGCCATGACACCCTGTGATAATTTGATGAATATATAAATTGTTGCTCGCAGCAATATACCCGTTCGCGCATTTAAAAAACGTCAATTTGGTTCCATTATTTGCATATTTTTCATATTCCATTATCTTGTCCAAGGATATTGGGCACAACTTCACGATGGTATTTTTTTCGCAATACATTAACCAATATTCTTTGTCGTTTTCTACAATTTTCCATAGAGGGTTTTTCATGACGTACGCGTCTATCCCCATTTCGGAAAAATGCCCTAGTTTGAAATCCACTGCGTTATATTCATGAATCATTTTGTTATGAAGATTGTGGTAGACCACTACATTTTCTCGCCTCAAATCAAATTTGTTATTGTTTTTAAATACATATTCGATGTTCGAGGGATTGAATTTGAATAAAAATTCTAGGTAAGATATTTTTTGATTATGCCGCAAATAATACGGGTAATCTTTCTCGTTTGGGTGATAATAAATAAAATTTCGATCAAAATTAATGATGGAAAATAAATCTTTAAAATCGATTAAAACGGACATATTGTTGAAGCGGAGAACACCACAATTTAACTGCGTGTCAAACTCGTGTGAAAGTCTGTAATTCATTTTATATATTATATAACATGAATGTCTTTAAGTTGTTTTTAAGTGAAATATTATATTTCAGTTTACTTAATTGGAATATGCTAATCCGCCCATACCGCTCATAATACGGAGCACGTTGTAGTTAGTGGCATAGACGCGCACCTTGGCAGTCTTGGTTCCCTCAACGGTGGCGTTGGAGAGCACAAGCTGTAGGGTAGCGTTGTCAATGCGAGAGAAGTTGCACGTGCCTGAAGGCTGGTGTTCCTCAGGTCTTAGGGCAAAGGAATACACGTTGATTCCCTCATCAGGGTTTCTGGTGTGGGATTGCCAAGGTTGAACGTAGTTGAAGTAAGATCCCTCGCGCTCAGAGAATCGGTCCTGTCCGTTCAACTGCAACTTGGCAGTGACAACAGGGTTAAGTCCCCAGCAGTGCATGTCCAAAGAGGTCTCGGCAAGAACGAAAGTTCCGGCATCAGACACAGAGGAACCAGTGTTGTCAAGTCCTCCGAAGTTGGGTTGGGTGTAAGGAGCATCCTCCCCATTCCAGTATCCTCCTCCAGCGGCGGCATCCAAAGCACCGGCATCATTGAACATACCATTGGAGTCAATAAAGGCACGGCTGTCGATGGCGATGGCCTCGGGTCCTCCGAAAGCATGGAGAGCGTTGGGGAGGGCATCGATGGCGTCAGTGTAGTTGAAGGGTTGAGCACCCAACACCTTGTATAAGAGGGCATCGCACACCAAAGAGGAGCAGTAGTCCACGTTCTGATCGGGTTGAACGACCCAGATGAGCTCCTTCACAGGGTGGTTGAAGTTCAACTTCACCTTGTTGCTGGAAGAACCAACAGACTCGTCACCAGTGAACTGGAGCTGAGTGATGAGGTACTCATGGGGGTTCTGGGCCATTCTTCGGCGCTCGTCAGTGTCCAAGAAGATGTAATCAACGTAGATAGAGGCGGCAACAAGAGACTGGTTGTAGGCGATGGAAGCGGGGACAGGGCGTCCAGCGGGTAACTGACCCTCAGGACCACTGAAAGGAACAGTGTTGCAGTTCAAGGTGGTGACGGCCCACAAGCACTCATCAATGGGTCTGATGTCAAGGTTGATCTTGACTTCGTGGTATTGAAGAGCAATCAAGGGGAGGGCAAGTCCGGGGTTGGAGCAGAACCAGAACTGGAGAGGAATGTAAAGGGTGGTCTCGGGGAGAGCATTGCGGGGAGCGCACACTTGGCGGGGAGCAGAAGAGTCGCAAGGTCCATCAATGTCAGCGAAAGAGGGATCGGTGATGAAGGTGAGTTGGGTAGTGTTTCCAATCATCTTGTTGTATCCACGGGCTTGTTCAGCGGTGGTGGTCAACTGGTTCCAGATGTGCATCCAGTCACCATATTGACGATCAATTCGCTGACCACCGATCTCGACCTCAACCTGGGCAATAAGTTGCTCACCGGGGCAGTCCAACCAACGGGCATAGACACCGGAAGAAGCGGCTCCATAAGAAGACACTCCCATCATTTGGTTGATCTCGGGAAGAGTGACCTGGAGGTAGGTGCGGTAAGCAAGATCACCATTTCTGCTGATAGTGCATTGCACACGGCGTCCGAAATCGGCCTGACCATTGAAAGTTTGTTCAATGGATTCAATGGCGAAATTAGTGTAACGTCTGTAGGTCACCTTCCAGAAAGTGATCTGAGGATTGCCAGTAAGATAAACGTCTTGAGCGCCATAAGCGACGAGTTGCATTAAACCACCTCCCATATTATACATTCCCTAAAGAAAAAAATTTGGCGGGAAATAATTTAAATTAATTAAATAATACCCCATAACACGCGCTTACATAGACTAATTATTTATGTCATTTTTGCATGAAAATTGTCTTTCATGAATGTAGATAGATAATCTTCTGACAACATTTCTTTTTTACCTTCATGTTTTTTCGTAAAAACGTAGGAATCATTGTGTTTTTTGATGGTCCACCCATTTTCTAATGCGTTGTAAATAAAAGACATTTTGGCGATATATTTTGGAGGCGTATTTTCGCTGAAACATAGATTTGTGCAAAAATCGCTCATTATTTAAAAGGGATATTAATAAACCACGTTTTAAACATTTTCTTCCCCCAATTTCTTCTTTCAATCGCTTTAAATGTTTTGGAAATAAAAAGAATTAAATAAAACAATATAGGTTATAATATATTGAAAATGCCCAATTTTAAGCAGGCACCGATTAAAAAAGTCAAAACAAACAGAAGAACTTCGTCCACCTTGGATAGTAAACATCGCGAGTTTGTGAATGAATTCCACAAAGATTTGATGGATAAAATTCCTAAACTAAAACAGGAACAACAAATGTTAAAAGAGGTGTTAAAAGAAAAGGGGGCGAATATGCAAGTGGAAGAGATTCTGGATATGAAAGACGCGATTCACGAAATTTCGCAAAAAATAAAAGAGTTAAAACAAAAAAAGAAGGATTATTTTCTAGATAATTCGAAATATATTTTTGAATATTTTGAGAACAAGAAGGATATATCGAACAATGCGCCCTCTAATAGTGCGCCCAGTATAATGAATACCAAAACCAAAATGGTAAACAATTTTTTCAAGATTAAACAACCAGAACAGGAAGAAATGAATAATCTATCCAAAAACATTGTGCTCAAATACTTGTGCAATGTGGATGAGACCTTTTTAGATGTAAATCATTATATGAATTCATCTGATTTGTGCAAGTATTGCAATGTAGGCGAACTGATCCCAATCGAAGATGATGGCGCATTGATTTGTAATAATTGCTACAAGAATTCGCCTTATTTGATTGAGAATGAAAAACCGTCTTACAAGGAGCCACCCAAAGAAGTCTGCTACTATGCTTACAAGAAGATCAATCATTTTAAAGAGATTTTGTCACAGTTTCAAGGAAAGGAGACGACACAAATCCCGCAAGAAGTGATTGACAATATTAAACAACAGATTAAAAAAGAGCGTGTGCAATTGAGCGAACTTACTTACAATAAATCGAAAGAGATTTTAAAGAAGCTTGGGTACAACAAATATTATGAACATATTCAATTTATCAAGAACAAACTAGGAATCCCTCCTCCGATTTTTACTCCCGAATTAGAAGACACATTGTGCAACTTGTTCAACGAACTCTTGGCACCTTATTCGAAATTCTGTCCCAACGACCGGGTCAACTTCTTGAATTATTATTATGTGCTCTATAAGTTATGCGAATTATTGAGCGAGACCGAGTTTCAAAAAGATATACCAATGCTGAAAGATCGCGAGAAAATTATTGAGCAGGACGCGATTTGGAAACTGATGTGCCTAGAACTGGATTGGGAATTTATCCCGACGATTTAATAACCGTGTGCGATAACTATTTAAAGCGTATTTCGTATAATGCATACAATAGAAGCAATACATAATATTCCTCACAATGTCTAAGTCTGATTACATGTCTGAACCCGCGTCTTTTCAAGATACGATCTGTTTAGAATATATATGGGTTGATGGAATAGGCGAATTAAGGTCAAAGGTCAAAGTCTTGCATCCCCCCCAAGTAATAAGTAAAGAGGAGTCTCCTTTTCGCGTGGGAACAGAAGAGGTCTATGTCCCTTGGTGGAATTTTGATGGGTCTTCTACACATCAGGCGACAGGAAAAGAATCAGACGTCTTATTGAAACCAGTGCGTGTATATAAAAACCCCTTTTTTGACAAGGAGCTTAAAAATGCTTATTTAGTACTTTGCGAGTGTTATGAAAAAGATGGAGAAACACCACACAAATCAAATGCTCGCGCATTGTGTGCGGACCTCGCCCACAAATATCGTTCGCATGGTTGTTTATTTGGTATAGAACAAGAATATATACTGTTTGATCGACCTAACAAACAAGGCGATGCACCTTCCCCATATAAGTGGGTAGAACCACAAAACCCAGGATGTGGCGGTCAGGGACCTTATTATTGTTCGGTAGGAGGCGACCGCGCGCTAGGACGAATCATTTCTGAACGCCATTTAATCTATTGTTTGAAAGCAGGGATACAAATTTGTGGAACCAATGGAGAAGTGATGGCGTCGCAATGGGAGTTTCAAGTAGGGGCATGTTGCGCATTAAAAACGTGCGATGATCTTATGGTTGCGAGGTATATTTTACACAAAATAACCGAAGAATATAATTGCAGTGCATCTTTGCACCCCAAACCTTATAGAGGTGATTGGAATGGGTCGGGTGCACATACTAATTTTTCTACTGCTGAGATGCGCGGCACAAATGGTATTGTCGATGTCATGGATGCATGCGAAAAATTGAGATTGACACATGACAAGCATATCGAAATATATGGAAAATACAATGAACTAAGGTTGACAGGAGCACATGAAACAAGCTCGATCCATGAGTATAGTTGGGGACCAGGAAATAGAGGATGTTCGGTAAGAATTCCGTTGCAAGTGATGAAAGATAAGCGTGGGTATTTGGAAGACAGGAGACCTGCGAGCAATTGCGATCCCTATTTGGTGACTGCGACGATCATGGAATCAGTGTTGGGTTGAAAGCAAAACACAAAACACAAAAAGAATAATTTTTAATAAAAGGTATGTATTTTTATTAAAAATATAGAAATGTATGGTCTGCACACAAACTCACTTACAAGTCTTTACATGCTCTCATTCAATTTAAAGTCCACCAGGGAATCCAACTAGGTTAAGTCCAACACCTAACCCAGCTCCTTGTCTGCTGCTAATGCCCATGGTAGGGATATAAGTGTCCAAGATGCTAAAGGTGGCGGCGGCAGTAAGAGCGATTAAAGCGATTTCCTCGTAGTTAAGACCGCGCTTTGCGTTGGGGATAGCGTATGCGGCGACAGACACCATAAAACCTTCTACTAAATACTTGATGATTCTTTTAATCATTTCTGAGGTATCAAACATTTCGCCAAACATTATATAAAATAAGTAGAAAAAAATAATATATATTGCGATAAATAACTTAGAATTAAATGATTATGTAAACTATACAATGTCATCGAAAAAGAAAACCACCTCATTTGAAAGAAAACTTGGCGCCAACGGTGCACCGAATCCTAAGTATGTTGATTTGCTCGACGTAGATGCACCAATTGCGGGGCAGTCATATTGTTTATTGTCGTTTATTTCTCCCGAGAAAGTGTTAAAGCAAAAAGAGATGTATTATTTTGCTGCATTCCTAAAGAAGTGGGATTTCGCTAAATCAATGGAAAAGTTTTCCCAGTTTGTTAATTTTATCTCGTTCAAGCACAAACTTTCTTTTGAAGATTTGATGAAGGATTACGAAGAGTTTATTAAGGAAGAACGTGTAAACTTGGTAAATGATTCGGTTGAGAGCGAGTATGCTACCTTTATGGATCACAACGAAGAACGATTGGAAAAAGAGTTTAATGCAGAGCACCATTTTCAAACTTCTACTCGTGGGATCAAATTTCGAGGCGCATTTCCTAGTTTACAAGAAGCGGAATTGAGAAGCAAGATGTTAAGAGAGAAGGATCCTCACCATGATATTTATACTGGGGAATGTGGTGTGTGGATGCCTTGGGAACCAGAAGCGTATAAGACAGGACGCGTTGAGTATATGGAAGAGGAATTGAATCAATTGGCGCAAAACAAGAGCAAGAATGAAATGAATGCTAAGAATGCATTTGACCAGCGAGTCAAGGAGGCGAAGAAGCAGGCGATGGAAGAGAATATGAAGAAGGCTGAGAAGACTGGCAACTCGTTGACACAGATGTTAGATGAAAAGGGTGAATTAGTGGGGATTGCAAATATGAATACGCAAGAAAGATCGTTGACAAAGCAGGATGGAGGTGGGATTTCTGTCGCGGACATTCGCAGCGAGTTGTTTGAGGGCGACAATGTGATCACGACGAAGACTGACAATGGACTCAGTGAATTGGTAAGCGGACCGTTCGCGACTCGATAAGCGACTGTATAAGCGACTTGGTAAGCGACAATTATAAAAATATATTATAACAATATGTGATCATTCGGTCATATTGTTATACCTTGTTTCTTCCTTAAAGGAAGAAATATGAGGACATGGAAGGCACTAATCCCATGTCAATGATTCCTTAACCTTTCAACGCCATCATTACCTTATTTCCAACGCAACAACTTCTTCCCGATAAAGAACCAAAGGAATGCGACAAAGACAAGTCCTGCAAGGAAACCATATTCAAGTCCCTTGTTACCACCCATGATAAGGTTTCCAAAGAATGGGAATGCGAAGCATGAAATGACCGCGTATGTCGCCATAACAATCCAAAATTGTGCGTCGTTCATTGTATTATATTATAATGAAAGAAAATATATATTTTTACTTTGTCATTACTTCGTTACTACCACTTACTTTTCTTCACGCTAATCTTTTGACCAGATCCCCTTTTTTTGGTTGAATTGGGGTCATACTTTTCTTCCTCGTCATCGGATCCCATGTCTTTGGATAACTCCCAAAACTCTTTGGAACCTAATCTGAAATCATTGTGTCCATCGGCCTTATACCAGAACACTTGTTCGTGCAACTTGTTCGATTTAACATTGTTGTTGATGACTAAACATTCGTAATTTTCGGTACACTGGTCCATCACTTGGCAAAAGGATTCAAAAGTAGGAAACATGCCCGCGTAGTTTTCATGAATGCGTTTCCTGTTTGCGATATAAGGTTCGCGCAAGATAAACACATAATCGATGTTTGTGCGCAGTGTGGGGGGAATTCCTAGCGGATATTGCATAGTGATGATTAACATCACCTTCCAGTGACGCCCATTCATAAAAAGGAGACGCATCATTTTGTCTTTGGCCCAAGTGTTGTCATATAAACAATCGTCTAAAATAACAAACGCGCGAGGGTCAATCGTACTTCGCTTAAATGTCTCCATTTCTTTCTTCACTTGTTTAAGTACTTGACGCTGACGCTTTAAAATATTTTCAATAATCGCAGTGTTATACTCGTTGTGGATAAACAGTTTGGGTACCAACTTCCCATAAAATCCGTTGCCCTCTTCTGTCCCAGCAACCACTGTGCCAATAGGGATGTCTTGATGGTAGTATAGGAGATCTCGCACAAGAAAACTTTTACCAGTGTCTCTTCGGCCAATGAGAACTACGACGGGGCCTTTGCTTTCATTCGCCTTAAAACTAATGTTTTTCATATCAAATTTTTTAAGCTCCAATGTCATGTGTATATATACTTTGCTTAATTTTATATTATAAAAATCGTACGCAATACTTGGGAACCAAACAATACAAACAAGACAAACAATACAAACAAGACAAACAAGACAATAATATCAATTGCGCGATATTAGTTTAAAAATTAGTTTAATTGTATATTTAACAACTAATGGCGATTTCAATTAACTACCAAAAGAGGAAGAACAAAGAACTCTTTCATAGTTTAGAAACTTGTGATGGTATTCAATTAAGCAACATGCAAAATTATGTCCCCATTTACAAGAACTTTTTTTCATTGAACGAAACAAACTACAATTCTATCAATTTAAACAATACGTGGTCCATTTTTGACTTGTCTGAATCGGCGTCTACAACGCATGGATCCCGCAAAAATGCGCGCAACGCGATCATCAAAAAAACAGGCGAAGAAACGTCAAAGCGCGTCGATGTGTTTTTCAAAATGGCTCCTTTGTTAAACCCATTCAAATACTTAACTGGCAAGTACGCAACCGAACCATACGACATTTTTAAACTCCCTAGTTTCACCAACAACGACGCGGTGAATCCATCTATGCTTGATAACAACAATTCCGCTTATGTAGATGGTTGTTTCACCTTTTTGTCCAGTTTTTTAATTCACGAGCATGGGTTTATCAATGGGGTGGATTATTACGGTTCTTTCTTAGGCAACAAAAATGGGTTTCAAGTAGATGTCATAGAAGATTTGGAGCACCTAATTTCATCGGAATTCTTTAAAAAGAATACAGGGAGTCTTTTCACCATTGAAGATTACTCGCATATCATTGAAGACGCGCCACTAGAAAAAGAAAAGTTGAACCCGATCCAAATTCACGATATAGAAGTAGACCCCAATGCATCCCCCATTGATAACGAGATGTATGATGGGGTGTTTGATTCCCCGGTTCTTTCTTCCTCTGTTTCTATTTCGTTGGATGATTTGAAAGATATGTCCTTGGAACTTGTGGATGTTACGTCAATTATGGAGGTGCCTAGCGAAGGGGGGCAAACGCCAAAGAAGGCATCTTGTGTACTGACTAGTTCCAGTTGTTCTTCGAGGACTTCTTTGACTAATGACGATGATTTTATTTGTGAAGATGGTGACAATAGGACAGAGTCTTTCAATGATTCGACAAGCGAAGAAGATGGTGAAATCGATAGCGACAGCGAAGGTTATAGTTCATATGAAGAAGACACATTGTATGCAACCATCAACAAATTCCCAGTCCAAGTGATTGCAATGGAGTGTTGCGAGGACACATTTGATAATTTGATTGAGAAAACCGACATGACCAACGATGAATGGTTGTCTGCGCTGATGCAAACCATTATGATTTTATTGACATATCAAAAGGCGTTTGCGTTCACACACAATGATCTGCACACCAATAACATTATGTACACCAAAACGGAGAAAAAGCATATCTATTATTTGTACAAGAACACTTACTACAAAGTTCCCACATTTGGTCGTATATTTAAAATCATTGATTTTGGAAGAAGCATCTACAAATTCAAAACCCATCTGTTTTGCAGCGACAGTTACCAACCTGGCGGAGACGCGTCGACACAATACAACACAGAACCATATTTCAATGAATCCAAACCAAGGATAGAACCCAATTATAGTTTTGATTTGTGTAGATTAGCGTGTTCATTATATGATTTTATTTTGGATGATTCTCCCACAAAGGAAGAAATCGCCAAGTTAAAACCATTTGCCAAGATCATCCGCGAATGGTGCTTAGATGACAACGGGTTGAATGTACTGTACAAGACAAATGGAGCAGAACGATACCCTGGGTTCAAGTTGTACAAGATGATCGCGAGACAGGTTCATACGCACACGCCCAAAGCACAACTAGAAAGGGCAGAGTTCGCCAAGTATGCAGTGTCCAAATCGAATGTAAAACGGGGTGAACCGGTGATCAACATTGATGCGATTCCTTGTTGCTTCTAAAAGCAATAATCAAAACACACATGACCAAATAATATAAACAACATTTTTGTTTATATCATTTTCATAAAATATTGCATTGCGTAAAGTATTGCATTGCGTAAAGTATTGCATCGCGTAAAGTATTGCATCGCGTAAAGTATTGCATCGCATCCGATTAAAAATCAGGAGTATCATTAAACACTTCAGGTGTGACAGAAGATGTTAGTACATCGTTTACTTTGGACCCCACTTGCCCCATGACAAAATCTCCTAAAATAACGCTTGCATAGACCATAACTGTATCACGTACAAGTAGTTTCAATGGTTTGCTTTCTTGATCAACATATTTCATTTCAATAAACTTAACAATAAAGTAGATTGCAGAAATCACACCAGCGTATATAAATATATTTTCCATAATCTAAATAGGCAGAATCCTATGTAAGATTTAACGCGTGAAAAAGCATTTGAGTTTTCATGTGTTTCCTAAAACAAAACAATCTTCTAATCAAGTATTTCAATTTCGTTTAACAAATTAGAGTCTTTTAATTCTACTGGTGGGGGAGCAATGACATGAACATCTAGGTTGCTAAGCTCCATGGGGTCAGTGAATATCTTGATACGGTCACTGTCATCTGCCGCATTGGCACCAAAGTAAGATGGTTCAGGTGTCACAGGTTTTGCAGGGATATACTCAGGGATGACAGATGTTAGAGCGGCTGCAGTCGCCACAGGTTCATTAACTGGGGTAGATATCGTTTTTTCATGACTTACTTGCTCCATCACTTCTTCGACAATATCGTCTTCTACCGATTCATCCAAATAAGCGCGCAATATGCTTTCTACTGGGATACTTTCTCGCACCGCGTTCAAGACGCTTTCTTGAATCAAGATCTCAATCTCACGGTTGTTTTTTTGTACTTGTAGAGGCGGAATGTTGAGTTCATATAAGTAGACATTCTTGTAAATTTTACGTGCAGCGTGAATATACGCCTTATGCACAAAATCGCATACTTTGGGGACATTGATATCTATTTTCTTCTGCTTTTGCCCAGCACGCATAGCGGTTAACAACTTTAATTGAATGATGTGGACACATGTAATCAAGTCCTCTAAATAGTGGCAACCACTTTTTTCTACGATGCGTAACCGCTCACCTTCAATGATAGCGGGGTTCCACTTGGGGATGCGAGTAATCAGGTTTTGAAACGTCATCAAGTATTTGCTCATCTCATCGTTTGTCTTGCACAACTTGTGGGCCTCATCGAAAATGGATTGAAACCCTTCTATCATGACTGGCGTCAAAATGGTCAAGAGGCGAGCGCCCCATTCGTTTTTCGATTCGTGCAAACTAGATACGTTGAAATCATCCATATTTACATAAACGAAATATTTTCTAAACTAATATCTGAACTTATAAAGACCCATTTTAATATAAATAACATCAACAACTTTTCATTGCGAAACTCCTTCTTGATTTTGCTGAAAGCGAATAACAGAGAAACCCGCTTTTCAAAATCCATTTCAGGAAGAAAGGCAGGTTTTTCAATCAAATTCAAAATATTAATTCCAGAATACCCTTTTTCGTACAAAGTCGATGAGCATTTCACTAATTCGTCGTGTTTTACTAAAGAGTCTGTCTCTTGCGATACAGTGACACTCAAATGATGCAGACATTTCTTTAACCAATCTTCATGACTATTGACGACGCGCGGAGCATTGTTGTCTGTGCAATGCTTGTGCAGATTGATCGGTTTCCCATGCACAGTTGGTTCTGGGATAAAAAATTCGCAAAACCTTGACAAGATCGGTTTCAACAATTTATATTTATCTTCTACGATAATGAAAAAACGAGTATTATGACTGAAAAGTTCAATGCATCTACGTAGAGCGGATTGTGCGTCAATTGTCAATTTGTCTGCATTAAGTAGCACGATGCTCTTGAACAAATCCCCGTTGACTGAATTAATGTTGGTCTTGGCGAAGAATTTAAGGTCTTCGCGGATAAACTTGATTCCTTTCCCATGCGCGCAATTCACGTACATGACAAAATCTTTCATTTTTTGTCGATCTCCGTCATATATCATTTCTATAAAATGGTGCACGATCGTCCGTTTGCCAACGCCAGATGACCCATGAAAAATGATGTTAGGTATTTTTTTCGCTTCGTGAAAACATTTTAATTTTGTTTCGATCTGGTCGTGGACACATAAGGACATTGTTTGAATAATTTAGTATATATTAAAACAATGGAGATATCTTTAATACGTTAACGCGCTTCCAAGAGTATTCGAGTCCAAGCTCCCAAGAGTATTCGAGTCCAAACATCCAAGAGTATTCGAGTCCAAACATCCAAGAGTATTCGAGTCCAAGCTCACAAGAGTATTTGAGTTTTTACACAGTCGCTACGCTTACGCAACACTATTTAACGGGTGTGTGTAAGGGTTCGCCGCAAACGCAGACAACAAGTTACCATCCAATCTATTGCACCCAGCATTTACGTCATACTGCTGTTTGTTATGTGTTATTCCGTAGTTTTCCTTCATCGGTCCCATCGGAGTAGCAGATATCGGTGCCCCAAATCCCATCGAGTTTCTATCTGTATCTAGTTTGGCGATATTGACATTCATCGTTTGATTAAATATCTGTGACCCACCTATGTTGGGATGATTGACCAACGTCTTTTCTTTAAACTCGTTATTAGTTTGTCCATACACTGCGTCATAAATCATTCCTCCATACTTTGCGGCGGCACCACCCACCCCATTTATTGCGCTACTATTGGTAGAATCGCGTTGGTTGGTAATCGGTGTTTGTTCTGACACGATGTACCCACCAGTCGCAGCATGCTGATTACCAATATAGGTGTTTGGTGCGAACAAGGTGGTCTCTTTGACAGTGACGTTAGTGGTATCATATGGGTTGATCACGTAATTAGCGGAACCATGCACTGCGGAAGCAGGATTACCATAGACGCGAATGTTGGAGACATGTTCTTCCTTTCTATTGGGTTTCAACATATCCATGAAAGGGGCAATCACCGCACCAACAGCGCTGCTAAACCCAGATCCAAACATTTCAGGTTGCGCATTCTTGGAACGACTGTTTGCATAATTAGAGTGACTTTTTAGCACATTGGTTAACCCGTCAAGACCACCTCTACCAGGAGCATGGGAACACGTGACATCCTTTGCATTTAATACAGCGCGCTTGGGTTCTTGGACCGATCCAGATACGTACCCAGAGGTTTTCAATGCGCTAGAAGCGGCACCTGCGTAGTAATTCGAAGTGTCATTGCGGTTTTGATATTGAAGCACTTCTTCCGCCACTAGACGGTTGCCCTTTTCCTCCCCTACAGTGGTGAACCACCTATCTTGTGTATTCATGAAAAAAGTGTCAGGGCGATTCTTCTCCATTTTTCCTAAAACCCCTACATTTGTAATGGGCGCCAGCGCGGGCCCCTGGAGATTGTCTAAAGTATATTCTTGCTTAGGGTTTGTTAAAACACGCAACTCGTCTACATTTTTGGGCATCCATTGCTCACGCGATTCCATCCCGGAGTTGAATCCGCCACTACCGTTACCGTTGTAACCCTGGTTTAGACCTGGTGCGACATATTCCGATTCAAATGGTTTGACATTGTTGGTTCGAACACCGGCGACAACACGTGATTGGTAAAAATCGCTCATGTTGGGGGCGCCATTGGACCATTGCATGTCCGCTTGTGGTTTGAAAAGCGGCGCTTGTTCTATTTTTTTGATCATTTGAGACCCAGTGCCCGCCATATTGTCTAAAACAGATTGAGCGGTATCTTGTTTGTAAATTTGACCCTTCACTTTCCCACCATTGAAGGGGACCATGTTGTTGTGCTTAAATTGTGAAGTGTGCATATAATCCCCAGTAAGAGAATACACCTGGGGTGGTTCAGAACCGACTTGTATACCTGCGTTTTCCTTGGTCACATAGAAGTTTTGATTGAAATACTTATCGGTCTCCTTATTCGGGTTCGGGTAGTTTTGCACGTTGTCGTTTAACTGTGCGTTGCTAACAATCGGGTAATTTTGAGGAGGGATGTCAGTGTTGGGCAACCTATTTTGTTTTGCCCCCATGTTGACAAATGCCTCTGGTTTTTTCGATGAATATGTGTCTTTGTTAAACACTTGATTAGGTGATTGTTGGTTTGATATTACATAAACGCCTCCTAGCATTAATAAGGGGATCGCTATTTCCATTTATTTATTATATATATTAAAGCAAAATATTTTAATATACATACACAGATTGTTCCATTATACCATTGTTCCATTATACCATTGTTCCTTTGACTATCTTAGAAAGAAGTGTAAGGGATTTGATGTGAAGGTGAAGGAGAAGGAAGAGGTGCGTGCACCGATGAATTGACGACGCAATCATAGTTTCGAACAAAGTAGTCTTTTTCCAATACACGTGTGCTTAAGTTATTCTGGAAGCGGAAACAGACATTTTCTTGCGGGTTAAATAATGGGTACTGCCATGCGGTTTGGTCTGCCCCCCGGAGGGTCCAAGCGGGGGCAATGGCACGTGGTTGTTCCACAGTTAGAGCGGCGCTGACAGGGTACTGCACAGGGGCAGTATGTACCTCTCTTTTGCGCGGGGCATTATCGCCTAAACAATCTCTGATGGAACGATTGTCGACACCTAGAAGCGAACTTTCTAAATCGATGGTGTTGGTCCATAGGTTGCCACCCCATTTTTGGGCAATAATATGGGGGTCAGACATAAAAGCAGGAGAATCCCCATTTCCAGGGACACTTAGATGATATCTTCCTACACCAGTGGATTGCTGGAGTTGTTTGATCTTTCTGCAAGGGTCGTCGTGAAATCTAGTGAACGCCATGATACTTACTATATATAATATATAATATTCAACAATGAAAACGATGAATATTATATTTTTGATTTTATATCAATCTCTCTTTGAGAAACAATGATTGTGCTGCGTCCTCACGAATAATTGGTGATATACGACAATATAACAATACCAGACCCACCGTTCGCGCCTTGATTTTGCGAAGACGACCCACCTCCTCCACCATTGCCAGAATTAGCACCACCTGCTGTCGCCAAAACAGTTGCAGATGCCCCATTTCCTCCAGCGCCGCCGCCCAGAGCGACAACAGTTCCGGAAGTCCCTGCGCCCCCTGCACCACCGCCACCCAGAACACGGGGTGTCAAATCTAAATATAGAGTGACACCAATGCCGCCGGCGCCACCATTGGGGTTGGTACCAGCACCACCTGGTCCAGAAGCACCGCCTCCACCACCCGCGCCATAACCATTGTTTGCGGGACTAGTTCCACTTTCATGTGAATAATAATCGTTCGTCGTCTTGGGGGGCGAGTTAGGGTAATAGGGTGCATTATAATAATAGGCTCCAGAAGGAACTACATTGAACAAAAATGTGTCGCCTGTGCTTGCGGCGCTCCCCGCTGCCCCAGGTCCACCACCTGAACTTGTTCCTGTGGACCCAGTAATCGAAGGTCCCGCTGTCGTCGTTGCATTTGCTCCACCTCGTCCGCCACCGGCTGCCCGAAATGTGACGCCTGTAGTGGAGAAAATTGTGTTTCCCCCAGTAGAACCTACTGCCCCTGCAGCACCGCCAGTTCCACCTTGACCAACTGTCACGGAATACGTTCCATTTATCAATGTATAATTATTAATATACAATACTTCTCCGCCACCACCTCCACCACCAGCACGAGAACCAGAATTTTGACCACCACCTCCACCGCCTCCGCCACCTACTAGCAATATATTCATACTGCTATTTGCAGCACCAGTAAATGTAACTGACCCATTGGACGTAAACGTATGTGTCGTGATTCGGTTTCCATTATAATTATTGGTGTAAGTGCTGGTGGTCGCACCCGTCAAGCTAGACGCGATGATTTGTTGAGGAGCGTAAGTGATCTCTTTGGTAAAGTCATTGTACCCTAACGCATATGTATAAGCACTTGAGCGAATTGGTGTGATGTACAAAGCACCTGTTTCACCGATACCCGTTGGACCAATGGCACTAGAAGCTCCTGCCAACAAAGAAATTGAATTGGGGGCACACACAAAATCCGCTTGATTCGCGCTTAACATGATAGAATTAGAACCTTGACTTCCCGCCATTGGGATTCCAGATGTGTTTATTTGTATCGAATTGGCACCCATACTTGTTCCGCCAGCATAAGCGCCAATGATGACAGAGTTGGAACCCACGCTAGTCCCTCCCGCGTATGCACCGATCACTACTGCTCCCGTAGAACCTACCCCGGCTGCATTTGCATTGTACCCAATCGCAATGGATTCAGCGCCTTGTCCCGTTAGACCCGCGTTTGCTCCAATGGCCACCGCGTAATTGCCTTGTCCTGTCAACCCTGAGAATTGACCAATATGGACAGTGGTGGAACCAACCACCCATGAATTGGTACCGTTATTCCAAAAGAGGTAATCCGAATAATATGTGCCTCCCACCCCGACAGTGCCTGTTGCTCCTGTGGCACCAGTTGCTCCTGTGGCGCCAGTTGCTCCCGTAGCACCAGTTGCACCAGTTGCTCCTGTGGCACCAGTTGCGCCCGTTGCGCCTGTGGGTCCTGCGATTCCTAATGTAGTATGAAGATGCGAATACGTAGAAGGGGTTTGGTAATACAATCGAACGTTAAACGCGGTGGCACCAACAATGCTTTGAACGTAGATTTGTGCTTGAAGAGCTGGGTTGGTGTAAGCGCTAAGATCCACGTAGTCCACTTCCGCACTAGAAGTGACTTGGTTGATTGTGGTATTTGAAATTTTTACAAAAGACGATGCAGGGGTTATTTGTGTAACATTTGCAGGAAGAGACACCGGGGGGACAATCGCGGGATCAACCGTGTCTAAAATTTGTTGCCCTGCTGTCGCACCTGCGGTCGCGCCGTTTATCATATAGAGTAAATAATTTAAAGTTGATTCATTTGCATATGTGGGGTCCGCGTTAGTAAATATATTTAAGTCCCAAATGCCATTTGTAATCAACGGTTGATCTGTAATTGTTGCAACATCTCTATAGAATAACCCAGCGAATTTAGGGGTTGTTGTCGCGCCAATTGGAACAGTAACAATCGTCTGAGGCGCTAAATTAGTGTTCTGTGAAATGTATTGAGCAGTCACCCCCACTGGGTCTTGGTAATTCAAATATAATACCTGTCCACCCGCCCCTTGTAACCCTTGTGGTCCAGTCGCCCCCGTGGAACCAGTAGAACCAGTTGCCCCAGTCGCTCCAGTAGAACCAGTTGCCCCAGTCGCACCCGTTGCGCCAGTCGCACCAGTATCTCCGATGGCACCCGTTGCGCCAGTCGCGCCAGTTGCCCCAGTCGCTCCTGTCGCACCAGTGGGCCCTAATTGTGTGTACATCACTTGTTGGACAGTAATGATCGTTGAAGGTATCGCGGGTCCTACAGTGTCTACAGGGGCAGGGTCCGTCAGTATTTCAATAGACGGATTATCTACGTCGAATTTTAATGCCAACGTTTCCCCTAATGGGTTTGTTACTGTGTATAACCAGTTCCACGCAGCGACGGTACGTTCATTGGATCCACCGGTCAATTCCAATTCTGTGTTTGTCCAAGATATATCAGCAGCATTTGTAACGGAATACAACCAGATGCGGATGTTGTGCACTCCACCGGAAGTTTTTGTTATTTGAGATGAAAATTGAATATTGTAAACACCTAGGTTGTCAATGGTAAAATGTCCATTCCCAGAAGGGTCAATCGAGACTCCGTTAGCGGAATCCGTTTGATTCACTGCGAGTGTGTAATTGGTGGGTCTCGCAGTCAAACCAGATTGACCAGTGGTGCCATAAAATGAACCGTAATACCCTAATGCGCCTCCTGCGCCAACTGGTCCAACCGCACCAGTGGAACCAGTTGCCCCCGTAGACCCCGTCGAACCAGTGGACCCCGTGTCCCCAGTTGCCCCGGTCGCACCTGTAGCACCAGTGGCGCCTGTGGCGCCAAGCGCTGTTCCCGCGCTAAACGTGATGCCATCCGAGTCTGTGATAATTAACAATCCTGACCCATCGATCTCCGCATTAACAAACCCTAAACCTGTAGACCCAGTGGACCCAGTTGCGCCAGTAGCACCAGTAGCACCAGTAGCACCGGTGGGGCCTGCCACTCCCAACGTGGTGTGAATGTGTGAATATGTCGCAGGTGATTGATAGTATAGTCTCACGTCAAAAGCGGTGGCGCCAGTGATATTTTGGATGTATATTTGTGATTGAATTACTGGGTTTGTGTATGCGCTAATGTTCACGTAGTCAACTTCTGCACTAGAAGTAGATTGATTTATTATTGTATTCGCAATTTTTGCATAAGAAGACGCTGGGGTGATTTGAGTGACGTTTGCGGGGAGAGACGCTGGTGGGACAATTGCCGCATCTACAGTGTCAACGATTTGTTGCCCAGGAGTCGCACCAGAAGTAGCTCCATCAATTATGTAGAGCAAATAATTTAATTCGGATTCCCCCGAATAAGGAGGATCTACGTTGGAAAAAATATTTAAATCCCAAATGCCATTTGAAATAAATGGTTGGTCGGTAAGCTCCGCAATGTCTCTATAAAATAATCCTGCAAACAAAGGAGCGGTGGTTGCTCCAACTGGAATAGTCGCGATGGTTTGGGGCGCTGAATTCGTGCTCTGTGAAATGTATTGTGCAGTCACGCCAGAAGGGTCTTGGTAATTCAAATATAACACCTGTCCGCCCGCGCCTTGCAATCCTTGAGCACCAGTCGCCCCCGTGGCACCGGTAGAACCCGTGGACCCTGTCGCGCCAGTTGCCCCCGTGGATCCAGTAGCGCCCGTGGCACCAAGCACTGCTCCCGCGCTAAACGTGACGCCATCCGAGGTTGTAATGACAAGTATCCCATTTTCATCCACGGTCGCGTTTACAAACCCTAGACCAGTGGACCCAGTGGCACCTGTTTCTCCTTGGATCCCTTGAGTGCCTTCAGCGCCTGTAGCACCCGTGGCACCAAGCACTGTTCCCGCGCTAAACGTGAGACCATCTGAGGTTGTAATGACAAGTATCCCATTTTCATCCACGGTCGCGTTTACAAACCCTAGACCAGTGGATCCAGTGGCACCTGTTTCTCCTTGAGCGCCTGTAGCACCTGTGGCACCTGTTTCTCCTTGAGCGCCTGTAGCACCTGTGGCACCTGTTTCTCCTTGAGCGCCTGTAGCGCCTGACTGCGCAGGAACCCAAGATAATGTTGACCCATTGGAGCTAAGCACATAACCAGATGCACCGACGCCAATAAAAGTTGTTCCACCAGACGCGGTTTGGTAAGGGATGCTTCCTAATGCACCACCCGCAATATTGGTCGCACTACTTGCATTGCCATTAAATGCGATCGCAGACAGTATTCCCGTCGAAGGGTTATACGTGAGTTGTTGACCGACGCCAGTGTCACCATAAATCGTCTGTGTGTTCGTGAGAGATTGCGCAAATAATGGGTAATATGTGTTGTTCGCATCAGTAGGTTCAACGTTTATGGTAGTCGCATTTAGGGAATTGAAAGAAAAGGTGGTCCCGTTAATGGTGAGCAGGTTGATGTTACCATAAAATCCAGTGGGTCCGTATTGACCAGCAGTGGGTCCCATAGAACCAGGGGCGCCAGACCACCCTAAATGTATGTTCGCGTTGTCCACAAATGTTCTATACATATAGGTTCCTGTAGCGCCAGTGTCGCCATAATTTTCCACTTCTATTGTGTTATTAATTTGTAGAACATTGGTTATACCAAATGTGGTTCCAGTGCCAGTTCTTCCCAAGGTCGACCCAGGGATTTGAACTGAAGGGAGAAGCACTGTGGACAAATTGTTCAACCCTTTGATCGCAGTAGTAGTGTAAGAATTGTTTGTATTGTTTGACGTGTGTGTCGAATTGGGTGCATGCCCTAAACTAGTCGGAGGTTGTGTTGGCACAGTGAATGGTTCCGACATGTCCGCTTTATTATATTATTATGTTATACAAAAATATCACGAATGATCGCGAATAAATGGCGCGAATATGTCGCATAACAAAAACAATATAAAAAATAACATCAGTATATAATATTGTCAAGAATGCTTTACAAAAATGCATGCATATACTTCGCCGGGGTTAATTGTCATAGCAAACGAGTGCATGATTATGGTAAGCGCGCAAAAATTCCGGGAATGCCACCGTGCAAATCGTGCGAGGGAGATACCAGAGCACACGCTTCCGAAGAAGAAAAATTATATATAATGAATGCGATGAAAGGGTGTGAATTAACTATGAACACATCGAGTGATGTAAGTGCGTTTGGTGTTTCTATTGAATACTTTGAAGCGCCAAAAATATGTGGTGATTGTTAAAAATAGAATCGTTTCTTAGAGACGATTAAAAAAATGGTAAAATAGATTATGTTTGCAAATATTATACAAATGTCTAATATTTCCACTCTCCCTACACCTAAGTGCGATTTAAGTCTCATTGAAATTGGTGTTGTAGATATAATACCTTTCTTTGATGTAACAACCGACGTCAAATTAACTTCTGAGTTGATAAATGGGGATGTTCAGATATACAGCACTTCGCAAATCGTGGGAAAAGAATACAAAACGGGCGAAGAATACACTGTCAACAAACAATTTTCCAAAAACATAACAGATAGTTTGGGGTTTGCTGGAAGCACCAATAAGGTGTCTTTTGATTTCCCAGGGTATACTATCAATAAATTTCCGTTTTTAAAAAAAGGGTGTAACGACGCGATCAACCCAGAATGGCCTTTGGTATGTGGACCACCAGGCGTTCGCAAAGTTTCTTCTTGTAGAAGAATTGCTGGAAGAAGAGTATGTGTTCCAATTTATGTCCCTGATTTCGATAAAAGATTGAACGAAATTTACATAGAAAAATTGGTGATACCACCAAAACAAATATTTACATTGGAAGAAACGGTGATGAAATTGAAATACAAATTTGTTCCAAGCGTAGAGATGTCTACCAAAATTTCCGCGTCAAGAAAATATGGTGTGACTTTTGGAATAGGCGCGCCCTCTATTGACACTGGCACAAAGGTGTTGTCTTTTACTTTGTCCAAGTTAGTGGTGGGATTGTCAATTCAATTGGACGCGCTTGAATTTACTTATGGTGGACAGGGTCTTAATCTAAAAAACATTTCTATTCCATTGTTGAACAACCAAGATTTATTGTTTGGCGGTTCTATTACTGCGTCGATCGATTCGAAAGGCAATATCAAAGCATATTATTTTATCAAACAATTCAAATATTCGTTGTTGCAACTATTGATTGCTCCTCTTGCGATCCCAATCGGTCTTAGCAAAAATGATGATTTTTCCAACAGTACAAATTCTTCAGGTGAAGAAACAGAAGACATGGCGGAAAAATTACCCAAATATCCAAATGTTTGGAATAAATTTTGCGCACCTGTGTACAACGCGCTTAAAAAATCAGGTGGAAACGACCCGTTAAAAAAAACAGTTGGAAATGCCCGCGCCAAAATGATTTTCAACAAAATCATCCATTTTTTAAAAAAAACAGAAATTGAAGTTGCGGTGGGATTACTTCTATGTCCTCAAATGTTGCCAAAACAACCAAACATATTGAGTTGTGTGTTTACATCTTCTGTGGGGTTAAAACCTTTTAGTGGATTAAAGGAGATTGAGAATTTAAAAGTGCCAGATGATTATGTCCCTGAAATTCCATCGCTTGACGCCAATTTTTTTGGCGCGAGTGTGGTCAACGATATCACCAAAGGTGTGAATACAGTTTTGAATAGCGCGTCAGGGACAGCGGAAGGAATAGTGAATCAGGCGAAAAACGCAATTAAGGGAGTGTCTTTTGATGTAACCTCTCACATTCCAGTACCCATTATTCCAAACCCGAATTTTATATAATGCGCATTTAATTAAATTGTCAAAACGATTTGTGATAATTTAATTTGCTAACAGCGACGGCGTTCTTTTTACCATTGTTTAGGGGAAACAATCATGGTCGCAACGGTTGCAGGAGAAACAGCGGTGTAACCTGTTGAAATATAGACATAATTGGATGGGACATTGATCCCATTAAACCCTCCGACATAATTATTGACACTTATGCCAGTGGCGCCATCGGTTCCACCCGCTGTGTTCAATATGTCGCAATAATAAGAATTGAATTCGTTGTATGTACCACCATCTCCATAAATAGTAACAGGGTACGCGACCCCAGTACCGTACAACCAAAACCCATTTGATGGGTAACCAGTTCCACCAATATTGGATGGACTCATGTCTGACAAAGAGATTAATCCTCCCCCAATTAAGGTAACGCCCAATCTTCCATAATTGGTCACTCTATAATCTGGTCCAGATCCGGTGCTCGAATAAATGTGGTAATTGAACATCTGCCCAAAATCGGTTTGGGATAGTTTAAATGACCACGCGGTAGTCCCTGGTTGAGAATAATAATAATAAATAGGGGGTAGATCTCCTTGTGCACCAGTAGCACCAGTAGCACCCGTTGCACCAGTAGCACCGGTTTCACCTATTGATCCTGTGGAGCCTGTAGCACCGGTTTCACCCGTAGCGCCAGTAGCGCCAGTAGCGCCAGTAGCGCCAGTAGCACCGGTTTCACCTATTGATCCCGTGGAGCCTGTAGCGCCGGTTTCACCTGTGGCACCTATAGCGCCTTGAGCACCAGTAGCACCAGTGGCGCCGGTTTCACCTATTGATCCCGTGGAACCTGTAGCACCGGTTTCACCTGTGGCACCTATAGCGCCTTGAGCACCTGTAGCGCCAGTAGCACCTGTGGCGCCTATTGATCCCGTAGAACCCGTGGCGCCTGTTTCACCCGTGGCACCTATAGCGCCTTGAGCACCTGTAGCGCCGGTAGCACCGGTTTCACCTATTGATCCCGTGGACCCTGTGGCACCGGTTTCACCTGTGGCACCTATAGCGCCTTGAGCACCTGTAGCGCCAGTAGCGCCGGTTTCACCTATTGATCCCGTAGACCCTGTGGCACCGGTTTCACCTGTTGCGCCTATAGCGCCTTGAGCACCTGTAGCGCCAGTAGCACCTGTGGCGCCTATTGATCCCGTGGAACCTGTAGCACCGGTTTCACCTGTTGCACCTATAGCGCCTTGAGCACCTGTGGCACCGGTAGCACCTGTAGCACCTTGAGCACCGGTGGCACCTGTTACGCCTGTTACGCCTGTGGCGCCGGTTACACCTGTGGCACCTTGAGCACCTGTTACACCTGTTACACCGGTGACGCCTTGAATACCCGCAGGTCCCGTTGCCCCTGTAGCTCCAGTTGCTCCGGTAGATCCTGTGACACCAGTCGAACCAGTAGGTCCTCCAAATTGACCAGGGACTCCTGGTGGACCGATTGGACCTGGGGTACCAGTAGCGCCTGCCGGACCTGTTGGACCAGGTGTGCAACAATTTTTTGCACTTAAATAATCACTGTATGTTCTAGAAAATTTTGACATATAATATAATATAATATAATATTGCAAAATAAGTCCGCCTCATCACCTTACATTGCTTAAGATGAACCAGGTAAAGGCGCAAGGCACAGTTGGATATGCCCTAAAGTGGCGACATTATATTTGACAACTAGCGGAAGGTCGTTTTCTAAATATACTTCAATTTGAGGACACAGGTTCGTGCACTTAATAAAATACCCCAAGTTTTTAAGCGAAAACTCGCCTTGATTAATTTTAGTTGAGTCCTGCTTTTCTATAAATTTCATGCTACCATCTGCCTCCGCGCGATGAATTTCCGCTGTTGCGAATCCTCCGACACACTTAAAAATCAGTTCTCCACCAACTGATTTGATTTCTAGTTTGTCACTGATGCATGATAAATCTCGGATGATTTTTTGAAAATCGGACGATGGTAGATTGATGATAGATGAAAACTTCACGTCAGGGTACTCCAACTCTTCTGGTTCTGGTTCGATTAAACGTAATTTTAGGGTTCGGCACTGTTTAATATCGCCATTTTCAAATTTGATTGTTAGGTTAGAAACAATGCCATCAACATAATCCGCGTTTTCAATGTAGATCGAAAGTGTCTCTTCGTTGTCGCTAGAGGAAATCAATTTGAAAAAATGTACCATGTTGAGACCAATGATGATTTTCTCCTTTTTGCATTCATATTGTTCGAACTTGGATGCATCTAAACTGAGGTGAACCAACACTGTGTGAGACTTATCCATGTTGATGATTCGAATTCCATCTTCTCGAAAAGTCATGTTGGTCTCTAATAAAATGTCTTTTAGTGCGGCAACCAATGTCTTGAATGGCGCGATTTGCACTGTCTTTAATATGAGCACATTCCCGCTATTTCCTGTTGAGGCATTGGCGAAATAATTTTTAGACAAAATGGACATAAATCTGGCGTATGTGTATTATATGTATTTAAACGTAATCTTTAAATACTTATGCGTTTGATATTAATTAATTATTTTTTGTGGCGGGAGATCAACGCGATCAACATAGCAATAGGAATGCTTACATATAAAGGGGTTATACATAAACCCTCATGTGGAATATAGCACAAAAGCGATGGCGATTACCATAACAAGGTCTTAAAACAATGTCCTTTTTATCGCGAACCACATTTGTTATATATTAAATAGAAATGTAATTGGTTATTTGGTGCTGTTGCTAGTAGTGGATCCGCTCTGGTTCGCATGCATCTGTTGCATCATTTGTTGCGCGTTGCTATGGTCAGCGGAGGCGCTGCTTGTGCTGCTGGTGGATGATGCACTGTTCATTCCTCCACGCATGCTTCTACGATGCTTCTTAGATCGGTGTTTCTTAGAACCAGTTTTGACCCATCCAAACTTTCCCTTCTTCGTGCCATACCCATGCTTTAGGAGACGGTTTTCGCGCTTGGCAGACTGATGCTTCTTTTCGGAAACAATGCGACCAGACTTGTTCTGCATCAAATGACCCTTCTTTAGTCCACCCGACGTTTTGTACGCAGTTCCGTGCCAAACTTGGGCACGAGTTCCAATTAGAACCATAAACTTTTTTCCGTGAATGTGGTAACACCCATCTGCGCTTTTCGTGTAACGAGCCATTATACAATACGCCAAGAAAATATATTTATTTTATTGGTGTTCTCGTTGTTGTTGTTGTTGTTATCGTTGTTATCGTTGTTATTGTTGTCATCATCATCAATTCCTAGGAGGAGCACCACTACCTCCGCTTTGTCCTTCTGTTCTTCCTAAATAGTTTACCACTTGGGTCACAAAGACAATTTGCCCGCTTTGTGTGATTAATTGCAAGCGTCTTGAAATACGTTGAATTGTCGTTTCTGTGGTTGGTTTGAACACAATTAATGGAGGACATCTTGCTCTATAATTTCCGCGGATTGCTTGCTTAATGATACAAGAAGCGGGGGAACTTGAATTACTCATGTGTTTTAAAGGCATTGCGTATATATATATACAAATATATGTAGACGAATAAGTGCACGCCAAATAAGGGTTTACTCGATGAAACGTTCATCCCGTTTTTTAGGGTAGACCATTCTATAATACATTTTTAGTATTAATCTGCCCCAGTAGATATTGAGCAAGAGCAACCCATTTAACCCAAATTGGAGCGCGAAGTTGTCAAACCAAGTCATCGTAGAAAGATACACCATGTATTCCTCCATTTTTAACGCGTTTATGTAGACATAGAACCGAAAGTAAAAGAATGTGAGTGAAAAAAGGATGCCAAGTACATCGTACGCGCGTTTTGTATATATATTCAAATGCTTTGCATCCTCTAACATCGCGCGCAAAGTTAAAAAGTAAGTGCTTATTTCGGTTGTTAAAACAAGCGTGCAAAAACCTTTTGCTGCATAAGACGCTTCCAAATTGTTAAAGTATGAATACGCTAAAACCCAACAAAATGTGTGATGCAAGTACATGATTTTCTCGCAAAATAACATGTCGAAAGAGACATAGTATGTGATTACTCTGAAACTGTCAATGATGCTTTCGTAGTTTTTATAAAAATAGAAATCAAGTAATGACTTCATTACGCGCGTAAGCACACATGCCGCGTATATGTTTTGAAACTGTAGCAACCACGCTTTAGGGATATCGGTGGGCAAAAATCGTTGAATCAACATTTGGATAGAAGTGAATAAATCCTTAAGGTTACCGTTATATGGTGTGCAATGTTTAAATTCATTGCAAAAATTGTTTTCTGCATATGGGGGACCATATTAAAATAAAAATTGAAATCAATTTAAAAACAATTCGACATATCAATATATCATTCAACCTTCTTTCAAACCCATTTACATTACATCCTTATTGCATTATACCCTTATTGCATTATACCCTTATTGCATTATAAAATGAGCACCACTGCATCTTTATCTGTATCGGAAGCACAAGATTTGTCCAACAAATACCAGCAAAAAACTGACAAGCAACACATTTTAGACAATCCCGATACTTATATCGGGTCTATCGAGAATGTAGACGCCCAGATGTGGTTGTTGGACGAAGCAGGTGCACGCATCTATGAGAAAAATATCGTTTATATTTCAGGTTTATTCAAATTATTTGACGAGGGGGTCGTCAACTGCAGAGACCATGTCGTAAGACAGCAAAGCGCGATAGATGCGCGCGGTGGTCAATCAGACCCAAACATTCTTCCAGTATCCAACATTGAAGTTCAAGTTCAAGAAGATGGTACTATTACCATGATTAACGACGGTAACGGCATCGACGTCGCTAAACACCCTGAATCGGGCATATGGATTCCCGAGATGATTTTTGGACATCTAAGAACATCTACCAATTATGACAAGACAGAGAAAAAGATAGTTGGTGGTAAAAATGGGTTTGGGTTCAAACTTGTCCTTATCTGGTCGACATATGGTTCTGTAGAAACAGTAGACCATATTCGTGGACTCAAGTATACCCAAGAGTTCAAGAGCAACCTAGACGAGATCTGTCCACCTACCATCACCAAGTGCAAAACGAAACCATATACCAAAATTGTCTTTAAACCAGATTATGCTCGATTTGGTATCGATGGGTTGACACCTGATATGTTTGCGCTCCTAAAAAAGCGTGTCTACGACATTGCTGCGATCACGGACAAAAACATCAAGGTGAAGTATAATGGCGAGATTGTCCCTATCAAGAACTTCCAACAATATGTTGACCTCTACATCGGCGACAAAACAATCGCACCAAGAGTCTATGAAGATGTTTCTTCGCGTTGGGAATATGCAGTGGCGATGTCGCCTAACCACGAGTTTATGCAAGTCTCCTTTGTCAATGGAATCAATACAAGCAAAGGTGGTAAGCATGTAGATTATATACTTGGGCAGATCACACGCAAATTAGTAGAGTATATTGAGACCAAAAAGAAGGTGAAAGTGAACCCTTCCAGTATCAAAGAGCAGATTATCTTGTTCCTACGATGTGATGTCGAGAACCCATCATTCGACAGTCAGACCAAAGATTTCATGAATACTCCCTCCAACAAGTTCGGGTCATCTTGTGTTGTTAGCGATAAGTTCATAGAGAAAGTCGCAAAGATGGGAGTAATGGAAGCAGCGTGTGCACTGACTGAAATCAAAGAGATCAAGGCGTGCAAGAAAACTGATGGTGTCAAGAGTAAAAACATCCGTGGCATTCCTAAGTTAGAAGATGCAAACTATGCTGGCACTGACAGGTCTATCGAATGCACACTTCTTATCACAGAAGGAGATTCTGCGAAAGCGGGATGTCTCTCTGGGTTGTCGTCAGAAGATAGGAACATATTTGGTGTCTACCCAATTAAAGGGAAGATGATGAACGTGCGTGGCGAACCTGTCAAGAAGATTGCAGAAAACAAAGAAATTTCAGATCTGAAAAAGATATTAGGTCTTGAGTCAGACAAAGATTATACGACCTTGGAAGATGTCGCGACCAACCTCAGATACGGTCGCGTGCTCTTTATGACAGATCAAGATTTAGATGGAAGTCATATAAAAGCGCTATGTATAAATCTGTTCCAGTGCGAGTGGCCTTCTCTTACTAGAATCGATGGGTTCATCGGGTTTATGAATACCCCTATCTTGAAAGCGGTCAAGGGATCACAATCCAAGTCTTTCTACAATCAAGGCGAATACGAACAATGGAAAGAGGCACAGCAAGAAGCTGGTGTGTTGTCAGGCACCAATTCTAATTCATGGACAGTGAAATACTACAAAGGATTAGGCACCAGCACTAAGAAAGAGTTCACCGAGTACTTTGCAGAGAAAAAGATGGTGGGATTCGTATATAATGGTATTACCAGCGACGATTCGATAGACAAGGTCTTCAACAAGAAAAGATCAGATGATCGTAAAGATTGGTTAGAAGTGTATGATCGTAAGTCTTATTTGGACACTGGTGCGCCTACAGTGAGGTATGAAGATTTTATCGACAAAGAATTGATTCACTTCTCCAAGTACGATTGTGACAGAAGCATCCCTAACTTGATGGATGGATTGAAAATCAGTTTGCGAAAAATCTTGTATTCCGCTTTCAAGCGCAACTTGACTACTAGCATTAAAGTATCTCAATTCTCTGGATATGTTTCAGAGCACTCTTGTTATCATCATGGCGAAGAGAGTTTGAACCAAGCAATTGTGGGCATGGCACAAAACTTTGTGGGGTCTAATAATATCAATTTGTTGTACCCTGATGGGCAGATGGGAACCAGGTTGCTGGGTGGTAAAGATAGCGCGAGCCCCAGGTATATCTTCACTCGATTGACCGCTATTGCTAAAATGATCTACCCAGAAGTTGATAACAAAGTGTTGCAGTACTTGGATGACGATGGCACTTTAGTGGAACCTCTGTTTTACGCACCGATCATTCCTATGATTTTGGTCAATGGATCCAAAGGCATTGGCACGGGATTTAGTACAGACATCATGTGTTATGACCCACTAGACATCATTGAATACTTGACTAGAAAACTATTAGGAACTGGTGGTGAAACAATGGAGTTGCTACCCTACTATGATGGGTTCAAGGGTAGCATCCAGAAGACAGCGCACAACAAGTATTTGATTAAAGGTGTCTATGAAAAAATAGGACCCGATAAAATCCGTATTACAGAACTACCAGTTGGTTATTGGACACAAGACTTGAAAGAACTTCTGGAAGTGTTGATGGAACCAGTGACAACTAAAGAGGGGAAGAAAATCCCACCGCTGGTTAAGGATTGCAAGCATAATAGCAACGATACTGTCGTAGATGTCACGGTTGATTTCTACAAGGGTAAACTGGATGAGTTGGAAGCGATCAAGCATGAGAATGGTTGCAATGGTGTAGACAAACTGCTCAAGTTGAGCACTAGTGCCAGCTCGACAAACATGCACTTATTTGATTACAACGACAAATTGAAGAAATACGATACAGTAGAAAGCATCATTGAAGATTACTTTGTGAAGAGAATGGAGATATACGGTGAGCGCAAAGAGTATGTTGTAAAAGCATTAGAAAAAGAGTTGATGCTACTTTCAAACAAAGCAAAGTATATCAATGAAAATTTAGAAGGAAGTATAGATCTAAGGAAGAAGACCAAAGAACAAGTGATTAGTATGCTAGAGAGTAAGGGGTATGACCGAATGGACGAGGATGATGCCAAACGCGATTACAAGTACTTGACCAAGATGCCAATGGACAGCGTCACAGAAGAGAATGTGTTGAGATTGAGGAGAGAGCATGGAGACAAGACACAAGAACTAGATGTCGTGAAGAGCACCCCTTTAGACAGAATGTGGTTGAATGAATTGACCATACTTAAGAAGGCATATCTAGTACACAAAGAAGAGCGTGCAGTCGCGCTATCCAATTCACCACCCCCTGCAAAGAAATCTGTTTCCGCCGGTGCGACTGCCGTCAAAGTCAAAAAGGTGAAGAAAGTGGAGAATGCTTAACGCTTATATAAGCGATGAGCGACAACAAGTAAAATAGGTGAACCAGGTAAAACAGGTAATATCATAATATAGTATATCAAAAGGCGCACATGCCTCTTTTTTTATTTTTATATTATGATATCTTAAAACAAGATGAGTTATGGTAGTTTATGGTATGGAAAAAACACGAATTTTCCTGGATTTCTTTACAAAAAGAACGTGGGGTCAGGAGTAGGGATAACAAGACATAGAAGACAAATCACCAATGCCCAAACAGATATCGAAAACAGGTATGTTCCTGGCGCAGGAGTTGGCGCTACATCTGTGGCATTAAGGCGTTTGAAAAAACGTATGGCGACCACTTGTTGCAATAAAGTTTAAGTGACCAAGTTTTAAAAAAAGGATTTAAGGAACAGTTGTTTGTCGTTGGTAGAGGACATCATTGGTGGCGCGATAGGTGTGTACATAGTGCTCGCGTCTTCTAAATATTTGATGTACCCTTGTGCCTCCCCATAGACTTGTTTTACCGCGTATTGTAAAACAAGGTCGTTGAGTTCCTTGATTTGTTCTGTCACATTGTTTGACATGTTTGCAGAATGTTGAAGGAAGATGCTCCTCATAATGATTTTTAGTGAATCGACATCTTGATTGTCGACCGTGTATTGCTCTTTAGATGCACGAAACACTCCATACCGAATTCCGTTTTGCAAGATGGCGATATTTTCTTTGGAGAAAAAAAGGTGTGACAATTGTGTGTCGTCCCACAATCCTAAAGTGGGTTCTCTAAAACTGCTAGGTTGATTAGATGGGATTTTGTCGTACATGGCGAACAGGTCCATCGTTTTAGGTTGCGCAAGCAGGTTAACACGACCGTTGCTGCTTCTATCTGTTTGGGGGGAATGGTTCATCGTGTAATATAATATAATATAACTAAATAGAAAATATTTAAATACTTAAATACTTTACAAGTTTTTCAATACTTATAAAATATATATTTATAATACATATGGACGGATTTCAAAAAGCGGTTGTCGCTGCAGGAGTGATCCTGCTTATTATTTCTCTTGTTTTTATTGGAGTAATAATGAAACAGGCGTTGCAGTCAGAGGCGTGGCCACCTATTTTGGGCGATTGCCCAGACTATTGGGTAGACTTGGGAAAAGATGGGTCTGCTTGCTTCAATGCGAAAAAGTTGGGGTCTTGCAACATTCCATCAAATGACGGTAAGAACACGATGGATTTTACGCAAGACGCTTTCACTGGGGATGATGGTGCATGCAACAAAAAAAGATGGGCGCAAAAATGTAGCAAGGATGCAAAGATTGGACCAATCGCCTGGGATGGAATCACTTACGGTGTGACGGACCCTTGCGAAGAAGACACCTCTGATTAATTGGGACCTTTTCTTTCTTCTTTTTTCTTTTTATTTTTCTTCCTTTGAATCAATTTAAAGGAAGAAAAATAAAATCAAATCCTCGGAAATAATAGTTGTAGATCATAATAGTTATAGGTCATAATCCACATAAAAAGAACCAACCGTTATATATATTGCACACCCAATCCCAAACCCATATAATGAATGAACATGCACAGTCCACCCATACCGCTCACGTTTCCGCGTCTAATTACAATTCTCAGTCCACCCATTCCAGACACCCGACAATCGATTATGCCCATTATTTGAACCGCGGAAAAGAAGTCCAGCAAATTGCAGAGGCACTACAAAAATGTGATCAAGAAAAGGACAATTGCTTGGTGAAAAAAGGTATATATATCTATGGTGACCCCGGTGTAGGTAAAACCTCATTCGCTGTAGATGTGTTGACCAAACTAGGGTATGATGTGATTAAATACGATGCAGGAGATATTCGTAACAAACAAGTGATCGACAATATCACGAAACATAACATGTCTAATAAGAATGTGATGTCCCTTTTCAACAAGAAGAACAAAAAAATTGCCATCATCATGGACGAAATCGATGGAATGAATAATGGCGACAAAGGGGGGATCAACACGCTAATCAAGTTGATAAGACCGAAGAAAACGAAAAAACAGCAGACAGAAGAGATCACAACAATCCCGATCATTTGTATCGGAAACTACCATATGGACAAAAAAATCAAAGAACTTATGAAAGTGTGTACTGTGGTGGAATTGAAACGTCCAACTTCGAAAGAAATGACTGCGTTGATAAACGCGATTCTGCCTGATTCCACAGGACTTGTTGAAAATGCGGTTCAATATGCGCAAGGGGATATACGCAAACTGAAACATATTGTGTCCATTTACAAGACAAATGCAGAGGCGTTGCGCTCAGATATGTTTGACAGCGTGTTTCAGCGGATGACCAACAACGACGACGCAAAGAAAATCACGCAAAAGTTGATCCATGACAAATATGAGATTGATGCGCACTTGAATGTGATGAATGAAACAGACAGAACGATTGTGGGGTTGCTGTGGCATGAAAACATTGTAGATTATTTAGGGAAAATGCAGAAGAAAGAATCACTGCCCTTTTATTTGAATGCACTGGAGAATATGTGCTTGGCAGACTATATTGACCGCATCACTTTTCAAAAACAGATATGGCAGTTTAATGAACTGAGCTCGTTGATCAAGACATTTAAAAACAATAAATTGTTTCATGATTGTTTTTCAGGGGCTCCAACTTTAGGGAACTTATGCGCACCATCATCCGAATTAAGGTTCACCAAAGTATTGACAAAATACTCAACCGAGTATAACAATACTATTTTTATTCAATCGTTGTGTTCTCTTTTGGGGATGGACAAAAAGGATGTTCTTGGTTTCTTCCTTCATTTGAAAATAATCCATGAAGATGATGAAACACAAATACTGAAATCGCTTGAACCATTTGGTGTGACCAAGTTGGATGTAAATCGAATCTATCGGTATTTAGATAAATATTCCAAAGATGTAGAGTTTGAGGATGATCAAATAGTGGATGAAATAGTGGTGGAGGAAGAAATGATATTGTAGAGAGTCTTTTATTATTACAAAAATGATTTATAATAATATAATATGGACAAAAGAGATACCTTTCCTGAATTTATGGGGTTTGTCAGGTCTATGACTGACTCCAACATTGTATCGTCTAATTCGCAACATTCGATTGTAATTAAAATTGCTTTGAGGACAGGAGAAATATGCGCGTTAAAAATTGTCTTTATATACGATGGCGAAAAAGAAGAAAATAAAAATTTGCGTCCAAAACTATTTGGAGAAGAAAGAGGAAAAACAACTACATCGCCCGAGGAATTTCACAGTGAATGTGAAACGCAAAATCAACTCTATAAAAGCAGTCCTGTCAGAATTACCCCTGAAATAAAAGGATATAAAATATTGACGCGAGAAGAAGCGAACGCGTTAATTGACAAATTGACACAAATGAGTTTGTCGAGATATCGAAATTATTTGAATGGTTGGCTCGAACACGGTTATTCTCTGGGGTGTATTGCGATGGAATTGTTGGGTCCTGAGTTTCAACCCTTGAGTGAAATTGTGCAATCAGACATAGATCCATATTTAAAATTATATTTGCCCAAGATGTTCGCCATTATTTTATTTATGGAGTATAAACTTAATAAATTATCGTTAGACCCAAATCTTGGGAATTTTATGGCGATACGTGGAGACCCTTCAAGCGTTCGCGTTATTGACCTAGCTGAAATGATACCCTCAAATATTTATTTAACCCCCAGTGATATTACGCAAAATACTGTGGAATATTGTATTAATAAAATAAATCGTAACGCGTTTAATTTTTTAAAAACACTCCAAAATTACCCATTACAATATGGTCCCTATAAACCATTCATAGATGTAGCTTTCGCCCCCGGTGAAAAAGAGCGGATGACGCGACAAATTATGGTTGAATTAAATAAATTAACAAATGCAAATATTCCGATTTATGATATTCCAGACAATAGAGAAACATCAGACGAAACGTTGGGACCTCTCCCGAAGAATCAGAAATTGTCTTTTGATAATTATCAACAACCACAAGGTCCCGTTTATGGCGGATCAAACCCCGCCCGCAGAAAATCTACCCGCAGAAAATCTACCCGTAGAAAATCTACTCGTAGAAAACGCCGCGCTACGCGTAGAAGAAGAATCCAACGTCGTCGTCGTTAGCGTACCCAACTCATGCCTCTATTTATATAAATCTTGAACTCGGTTTACATAAATATATCTTTAAAGATTAAGTTCCTCCCGAATGACTGCTTGTCTTGCGCGCCAATTTTCCTTGACATTCTCAGATAGCTCGCACATCTGATGCTTTTCGTACATCTCGGGCGTATAATAATACAAATGGATTGGACCCTTTGAAAATTCTCCCTTGGCCACCACCACTTTGAAAAAAAGCGATTGCGCTTTGGACCCCACCATGTATCTTGTATATTCTCCTGAAACGGCGTCTCTAATACGCGAGTCGCCATGAGGAGTAGAATAGCACTCAATAGTTTCATACCCCTTTTGTACCCCCTTCGAGTTATACTTTGGGACATTGGTTTTCATCTTGTGAAAATGCGCGTCGACATTTTCGAACCCAGTTTTGCGACCGTTGGCTCCACCCATCTTTGAATTCGCACCTCCTCTCACTGTCGCTCCACTTAGTCCCAAGAAATCCTCTGCGAATGCATCTTCGTAAAACTCCATCCCTTCTATTAAACTGCGTTATAACTAATTACCCTGCGTTATCTTTAAATACTTTTGAATAGACAATTCAATTGATTGATCACTTTAGTGAATAATCGTGAATTAAAATTAAATTACCTATGCATATATTTATAAAATGCCGAACAAATCAAAATGCAAGGGGGGTTCTAACGGAATTAAAAGCGCTAACTGAAAATGAAATTAAGCATCGATTAAACACAATGTTGACACTGTTTAAAAAGGAATATCAAGATCAAGATGTTTATTACAATATGCTTCACGGCGAAACTCGAGGCGTGCTTCAAGAAGTGGAAAATATGTATCCTTTCATATCTTGGTTGAACTATTTCAAAATAAATATCTTCGAAAGGTGGAGCACAAGCGTAGATAAAACGGAAATTGAATTCATGTTGGACATAAATAATCAGACACCTCGTAACGCGTCAATACATAAAACAAGGATGGACGACTTAATTGAAGAACTAAACTCTTATGGCGAGTGTGATTCAAAAGAAGCATTGATTAGCGTGTACATGGCGATTAAGGGTTGCCATCCTCGGGAATCAAGAAGCAGTTCTTCAAGGTCTTCAAGGTCTTCAGGGTCTTCAGGGTCTTCAAGATTGGTCGGGGCAAAAAACCAAAAGACGCCGCCAAAAAAAGTAAATCATTATTCCATTATTCCGTTATACTCCATTTTCCCATTATTCCGTTATACTCCATTTAACCTCTCCTTCAACTCTTTATTTTGTTTAATCAGTGCATTAATCAATATATCCTTTTTTTCTATAATCGATTCATACCCCAACCGCATCTCTGTCATCTTGTCATGCATCTCTTGTAGCGGTGCCAACGCTTTCTTCCTTTGATCTGTTATCTTTTGTATTTGGTTCATTAAATCTGGTTTGAAACTAGGGGCGCCTAATTCATATGATGCGAGAACCTGGTTCAACCGATTTACATAAAATTCTTTTGCCGCACGCGCTCCTGGTCCATGGATAAAATGTTCCGGAGCTAGTGTAGTTAAATTCACATATTTGTTCGGAGATTCCAACAATTTTTTCTTATCCACCGAGTTATGTATATGCGAAAACACCAGAATTGTCTTTAACGGGTCTAACTGCATCAGCGGAATCGTATAGTTCTTCAAAAAATGCTGCTCTTCTGCCACCGCGCTGGACTCGTCGTATTTCGTTATTTTCAGAAGTTCCTTTTTGAACGCCATCGTCGCGGCAGTAGAATGATTTTCTTTATATGGACCAAACTGATAGATTTTCTTTATATGGTCAAAATAAATATGTAGAGCGCTAGAACCCACGCATAACACAGAGGCGGGCGCTGTCAGAAGAGTTGATACCGCATGCTCAATTCGTTCGCATGGGTAATAATCGTCGTCGTCCATATATACGATGATGTCTCCTCGGCAAAATGTGTGCATCAAGTTTCTCTTTCTTCCTAGGGTCATTTGTTTGTCATACTTAAAATATTTTACATAAGGTATTTTTGAAACCAAGTCTTCGATCTTGTCAGTCCCATCATCTACAATAATCCACTCAATACATGTTTTGTCATATGTTTGCAACTCGATGGAGGAGATTAATTGGGGGATAAATGGGCGGCGGTTGAATGTTGGGGTACAGATGCTCACAAAAGGGGGATCCATCGTTGTTCCAAAGAGAGTAATATACTTTATAGTATGCGATTTATAATTATATATTTATGCACAACGCATTATATAATTATATTTTTGTTATTAACGGTTTTTTAAACTTTTGGTTTTGCGAAGGGTTCCGCCTCCTTTACTTGCATTAAGCGGAGTGACGTTAAGCGGAGCGACATTAAGCGATGTTGTATCAGTTTGCGTAACAGGTTGATCGGTTGCAAGAGATGTAGCATGAGGTTGCACAACAGGTTGATCAGTTGCAAGAGATGTTGTATCAGGTTGCGCGGAGCCACCACTCGTCTCCGGGATATCTGGCGCAGCGGATTTATACCATTTCAGTACCCCAAAAATAAACATAATCGCAACAAGGCAACCAATAAATGCATAAAGGTCTTGCTTTAACCCCGCGATGATGGAATATACGACAGAAAAGAAGATCAAATACCCTCCTGCGTAAGAATAGATGTTGCTCAACACAACATTGAACATGGCGAACATTTTTGTCAATTTGGGGTCTTTCTCACTATCGGTTTTAAACATAGGGACAATTTCGCCATATATGTTAGAAGGAAGATATAATGCATACAATGGCGTGATCAACAAAGTCATCGCGAACCACCCCAACGTTGGTATTACTGTCAATAACCCAATAACAGGGACAACAAATGTATAAAAAAATAGAATAATTGCATTTTTTATAATAGTTTGGACTGAGCAATCAATGTCTTTATCAGTAGTTTCAACATCTCGTTTGACATCTTTATATATATTCAACTGATTGTACAACGCAATCACGCTTTCTCCCCATGAGTACAATGATGCGCCCAAATTAAATAATGCAAAGACACCGATAAAGAAAGGAAACCCTATAAAAGAAGTCATTAACACAGTTCCCCATCCTATTTTTTCAGTAATCTTTTGAAAGAACGCATGCCATTCCGAAATAAACCACAAATCATGTGCAATAAGTCTTGGAAACACACTGACCCATTGAACCCACATTTTGGAAAAGAAAAAACTTTCATCTCCTTCACTGTAGTCTTTTACATATTTGTCTGCTCTTCGTTTGAAAAAAGTGTTGTCAAATGCGTTTTTATGTGCGTCTCCAAACTGGACCCATGATCCTAACTGAGTTGGTTTACCATCTTCCCCCGAAATGTTATATAAATGATGCCATGGCACTTGGTTCAGAGGCACTTTTTCTGAATCGACGTTAGGTTCCTGGGGATGAAGGGGAACTTTTTCCAAACATGCGTTAATCATATTCGCGGCAGATACAACGCAATAAAATGAGGAGAACCACCCGGTAATGATGACCCACGCGATAATTATAATGGCGGATGTGTTTATCACGATCAAATTCTTAAAATACTGTTGTTTGTCATCAAATGTGGATTTTGTTTCAAACGGCATATTATAATAATTAAATATTAATTTAGTGGTTAAACGCTGTTATACTCGTCTCCCACCCCCTTACTATGTCGCATACATCAATCCACAATTGCCACCCACGAAAGAAACCACATTGATGCGTTCTTCAAACAATGTCAAATCAAAATTATAATCATATATCCTCCATGTTGGTTTGTTCACACCAATCACCGCCCCAGTGTCTGGGTCACAAATGGTCAGTACTTGTGCAAGCGGATCGATCGGCGGAACAATGGTAACAAATTCTAACTCGATTTGGTTAAACCGGTTCATATTGATGGCACCTGATGGTTGTAGGTCCAGTGGCGTTGTGTTCAGACAAAAATTATAGCAGTACAACCCATCGGGGGCATTCCCAGAAGTGCGCGTATACTTTTCGATCAAATTATATATCCCCGCGGGCCTTGCATTTTCTCGATAAGCACCATCCAACAAAATGCCTAAAGAAACAAGAATATCCTTTTCATTCTGCGAATTATAAGTATCTGATATCGTCCACCCCGTCAAAGTGTTGTCTACATTGACGCCTGGTCCAATGTTTACCAATTCGTAACCACCTAGAGACGCATTGTACCTATAAACTGGGAATGTTCCTTCTACTGGCGCCGCGATAATGTCGACAGGCACATAATTGTAAGGCCAGTTACTGTAGTTGCTCCATTCGTTGCGCAGATTCACATCGCTGCGCTGAAAATAAAACAACCAGTTTGACACCATTCCTAAAGATTCTAGTTCGATCTTGTTGGTCCCAGTCACATTATGAAATATCTTTTCGCGGACCTGTTTAAACAAGTATTTTTGCTCGTTTAGTGCAAAATAATTGGATTCCTCATTAGACAAAAAACAATAGGTACATTCTAAATGAATATCCGCATTCCAGGTGGTGCGTATATCTGTGTAAGAATCGATTGCGATCTCAACATCAGGAGGCGGTTGGAGAAATCGATGCATCTGCATGTAATATGAATTAAAATTAGGCGCAACATATGGGTAATTATTGACGCTGTCAAATACGTCGCGAATACGGAACATTTCGTCAAGGGGGCGAAAAGTGACAGTGATATGTAGTTCGTTGTACTGTAGCGCAACCAAAGGGAATGCCATTTGTGTCTTCAAGTTGAACCAGGCATTTAGCGGAATATATAGGGTGCGCCCTTTGATGGAAGGTTCAGGTCCCGCGGTAGAACCAGTGTAATAGGCGCTGGGGTAACTGTTTACTCGTGCGCCTGAATTGGCGGGGTCGACTAATTCCGGGACATGTCCCACCATTTTATTAAATAGTGCCAGTTTGTCTGTATTATAGTCGCGTTGCACTGACGCCAAGAGGTAATCGCCCGAAAATTCCTGCAACGTTTGGTTCCCGCAAGTGATGGTTATTTTAGAGATCATTTTGGCACCGATATAATCAACCCATTTGAATTCATATGGAACCCATATCCCAGTTTGTTCCATTTCGGTCGATTGTTGCGGAGGCAAAATAGGACTCCAAATATGGGGGAGCGTGACAGACAAGTATGTGTCCATAAGTAGATCCGCGTATCTAGGAATTTTGAATGTAAACGTAGAAGGATCTGTTGTACGTAGGGTCTTGGCGCCTTCAAAATCAACACGGAATTTTTGTAACCCAAAATTGGTATACTTTAGATAGGTAGTTTTAAAAAATGATTTGGTAGGGTTCCCATTTAGTATTATATTTTGTTGTCCCTGGGACACTAAATTCATTAACCCGCCAGGCATGTTGTTGTTGGGGATATATATTAATTTGTTATTATATCAAAATTGGTATTTCGCATTTCTTACTTTGTATTTCTTACTTTGTATTTCTTACTTTGTATTTCTTACTTTGTATTTCTTACTTTG